GACACTAGTTCTTGACATTTTGCCTGTTTTGTGGCGTTGTCTTTCCATGCGCTGAAAACGCATGTTGGCGGTCACGCCTTACCCGAAAGTCAAGGCTTTTTTTATTCCCTTTTTAGGGTAGAATTGCATTTGATTTTTGCCGGGCGTGGGCGAAATACAACACCCGTAAGGGGAACTAGTCCGCAGCCCCAACAGCTGTTTTCAGCGCCCGGCAATTCTCACCGGGAGAGTTGCCTCCATGAACCTGAAAAGTTCTGTTGGAGGTTCCCATGTCACAGGCACACCGTATCCCCACCTTTCCCACAGCCCATCCTTTTCCTCCCCTCGCCTATAAGGGCACTCCCGTTCTCACTACCGAAATGCTGGCACAGGCTTACGAGGTCACTCCTAAGCAGATACGCCAGAATTTTGCCAATAATCGAGATCGATTCATTGAAGGTAAGCATTTCTTTTCCGTATCAGGCCAAGAACTCAAGGATTTTCGTTTGTGCGTCGAAAATTTCGACTCACAAATTTCCACTAAGGTTCGTGTGCTCATTCTCTATACGAATCGTGGTTGTGCCCGCCATGCCAAGTCTCTGAACACAGATCGGGCATGGGACATGTACGAGCTTCTGGAAGAAACGTTTTTCGCGGTGGTCAAGACCGACCACCCTGTGACGCTCAATGACACCACCCGCCCGTCCCGCCGTACCGACCCCGAGCGCAAGGCCCTGACCGCCATCATCAACACATGGGTAGGCATGGCCGCGATTCACTACGCCTCTGCCCGGTCACAGGTGAACGCCCATTTCGGGGTGGCTTCCGTGGACGCTCTCACCATCGGACAGGTCAGGGACGCCATCCAGTGGGTGCAGGAAAAGATTGATGCCCTGCAACAGGCATTGCCTCAAGCCACCCTTCCCTCCCTGTGTGCAGCGCATCCGGTGATAGACGAAAAGCCTTTCTTGGACTTCATCGAAGAGGTGCAGACAGCGCATGAGGAAGTTAAAAGGTTGTTGTCTCCACTCAGAAGAAATGCTGCACGGCTTACTAGAATACTCGGGGAACAGATCAGTACTCGTGCTAATATACCTACTTATATCAGAAGTAAGATGATTGCGGAAGGAATCATAGATGCTCTATACGTGTCATCTGATATTGCGATGCGGCAAGGGCTTATCTCTACCGCAACAATTCTTGATGAAGTAGAAAACCCCGGGTACCAATTTCTTGGTATCGTCAGGCAGTTGAACGATAGGTAATCCTCCTTCCTCATCCAATAAAATCCCCCGCATCCGTAGATGCAGGGGATTTTATTGTTTGATACCAACATGAACTGGTTTTTTCCCCTCCAGTGATGTTTGCTCATAGGCATTCATCCGGGGGTAGAAAAGATGGCAGGCTTTACTCTTCGTTTCAATATTTCGGAAGTCCAAAAGAAATCGAAAGAGGCTCAAAATTCGATTCATGGAGTAACCGAATCCCTCAAAGAGACAAACAAATTTCTCAAGATAGTACCACGTGAAGCCACTAACGCCGAACGTGCTCTATCTACTTCCATGCAGCAAGCACAAAATGCTGTCTCTGGGTTGAATGGTTCTCTTGTTTCTCTCAAAAAAACAGCATTGACGGCTCTTTCCGCGATTGGCCTTGAAGAATTTTTGCGCCAGTCAATCAAAGGATATGCCGACTATGAAACCGCACTCGTAAACATTGGGAAGGTTTCAGATCAATCTCTCGCTTCGGTAGACAAAAATTTGCGTTCTATCGACTCCTCTTTAGGGTCATATACTGAGCTTGCGACTGGATACTATCAAGTCCTTTCTGCGGGCGTCACCGATACCGCGAAGTCTCTTGATGTTCTTGAGACGTCTTCTAAAGCTGCAAAGGCATCGGGGGTTAGTCAGGCCGACACGATTAAAGCCCTGACTTCGCTCATGACAGGGTATACGGGGCAATTGAAGGGTGCTACGGACGCGGCAGATACTCTTTTTGCGATTGAACGATATGGGAAAACTTCCGTTCAGGAACTTGTACCGTATATCGGGGAGCTTTCCAGTGTTTCCCGCATTGCCGGGGTTAACCTCAATAGCCTTGGAGCTTCCCTTTCCATCATTACTCAGACGGCAGGAAGCACCGCTACAGCTTCTACCCAAGTTAAGGCCCTTTTTCTTGAAACCACCAAGGAAAGCGAAAACCTCAAGAGAGTGTTATCCGATCTTGGAAAAGAAAATTTTCAGGAGCTTTTGCAGTCCAGCGGTGGAGATATTCTCAAAGCCTTGCAAACCATTTCTAAGCAAGCAGAAAAAACGGGAACTTCTATATCTTCGTTGTTTGGTTCTCAAGAGGCGCAGATAGCCGCAAAGAATCTTATCGATCTGGCTTCAGAATACCAAAAGGCTCTAACTGGATTGGAAAATCGATCCGGGACGCTAGCTTCTGCCTTTGGGAGATATACCAAAACCATCAATGGCCTTACCTCTACAACGCAAAGTTTACTTTCCAACCTTGCCACGGAAATTGGTGAATCTTTCGGAGGCGTCGCTGCTAAAGCTTTAGATCTGTTCAATAACGGGCTCACGTTCACTACGGAAAACCTTCATTCCCTCCAAGCTGCGACCGCTTCTGTTGTTGCTGGCCTTATTGCGTTGAGGGCTGTACGTCAGGCTGACACTCAATCTATTAGGGAAAGGTCTATAGCCTTAACCCAAGAAATCGCTACTGCAAAACAATCTGCCATTCAAAACAAGCAACTAGAATTACAGGCCGCACAACAGGCTCTGTCTAGCTATGTTTCCAGCAAAAAAGGTTTTGGCCCTAATTTTTCTTATGCCGCTCCACAGCTACGGCAACAGATGCTTGCTACCGTGGAAGGATACAAAGAGCAGATAGCTGGAGCAAATGCCGCTATCGCTCAACTCCAAGCTAAATCTGGAGTTTTGGTTTCTAGCACATTGGCAGCCTCTAAAGCCCTCTCTGGACTTCGCTCTGTTGGCGCGGGGGTACTCAGTTTTTTTGGTGGTCCTTGGGGCGCGGCTTTTACAATTGCGGCTAGTGCGGTTGCCTATCTCGCTACACGCCAAAGCGAATCAGAGGCCATTGCCGAAAGGTATAAAGATGTAAACACGCGGGTATCTCAGGCTCTTAAAGAACAGGCAAAGCAGGCTGGAGACGCCGAAACAAATATAAAAAACCTTTCGGCAACACAAGCTAAATTGGCACAAGAGCAAGCTAAAAGAGATCAGCAAAATTCCCTTACTGCGTTAGCTTTTATGGCTAATGCCAATCCGTGGGAATCGTATCTTAATACGAACGGAGAAATAGGCGCGGTTGATAAAATTCGCGGAGTCGTAAGCAATTTTCTTCAAGACGTTAAAAATGGAAAAGCAGATATCGGCGTAACGGCAAAGGAGATCAGTTTTCTTGGTTCAACATCCGAAGATGCCGCTAAATTTGCACAAGAAGTATTAAATACGTTAAAAAACTATGATGCAGCATCAATAACCATACAAAATGCAACTAATAATATAAAAAATCTTACAAATAGCCTCAATCAAGCCTCAAATGCTTCTCAGGTAACAAAAGCTTCTTTGTTAAGTCTTTCTGGTATTGATGAAGCACTTAAACAAAGTGAATTTATAGCCTTTACGAATCGTCTACCAACTGAGATGCGTTCAGCTGCGTCTTTTATTAAAAGCTCTGTAAAGAATTTAAATACTGAACAAATTCAGAATGCGTTAAAGGGAAATTTTGAAGGCATTAATCCTGATGATGCTAAAAAACTACAAAAAATTATTAGCAATCTGAAAACCCCCAAGCTCAAGACATCCACTAAGGGCACTTCTGAAATCGATAATGCCAAGGAAAAGGTGCAGCAGCTTCGGGAAGAAATAGACCGTCTGAATGGTACTGACGTAAAGGCCAATACTGATCTTTCCAAGACTATCCGAGAAATCGAATCCGTAGGGGCTAAGGCGAAACTTTCCGGCGATGAAATCAAAAAGCTCAAGACGGATTACGAAACCGCGTTCAAGACCAGCACGTTGAAGGAATTCAACAAAGAACTTCTTCAAGCTCAGGGGAACACCAAGGAACTCCGCACTATCGAGATTGTGGAAGCCGTCAATGAATGGACTACGCGGCTGAAAGGTCTTGGCCTCACTGAAACAGAGGTGACGGCGAAAACGAACCAACTCCGCGAAGCTATGAATCTGCAATCCCAGATCAAGGACGCGCAAGCCGCCGCCGACTTCTACCGTGAGCTTGCGCAATTGTCGGGAAACTATGGGCGTTCTCAGGAATATGTGGACCAGCTTCTTTCGCTACAGGCGGACAACCTGATTCGGAACGTGGGCATCACCCGTGAGCTTGCGGACGAATGGTTGCGGCTCAAGAAAATACAGAACAGCCGGGACGGTTGGGATGGTGCGCGCCGTTCTGTGCTCGCATTTTACTCTGAAGCCACGAATTACGGTAAGGGATTTGAGCAGGCCACCACGAACATGCTTGATGGTATCAGTGGGGCTTTCCAGATTACGACCGACGGCTTGGTCGTGAACTGGAACAACGCCATGACCACGATGGCGAACGACTTTTTGCAGATCTTCATGCGCAATATCGTTGGGAACATAGCGAACAGTGGGATGGATTGGCTCGGGGGCTTTTTCAACACAACGTCTGTCGGAAGAGGGTACGCCGGATATGACGCCGCTCTCGGGCAATACGTCAGCAATGTACCGATTCATCATTCTGGAGGCATCGTAGGCATGGGTGGCGTTCCTACTCGCTCCGTGCCGATGTCGGCATTTGGTTATGCACCTCGGTTCCATGAAGGTGGTGGAATATTCGGCCCGAATGAATATCCCGCAGTTCTGATGCGCGGTGAACGTGTTTTGAATCCTCGGGAAACCCGGGCATACAACTCTGGATTGTCTGCCAGCGGGGGGAACTCTTCCCCACAGGTCAACATCCAAGTCATCAACCAGACGGGCACCAACGCCACCGCCGAAGTCCAGCAACAGCGCAACGCGCAGGGCGGGATGGACGTTGTTGTCATGCTCAAGCGTGAGATGGCCTCCGATATCGCCCGCGGAGGAGTCATCGACCAGACGATACGGGGGCGGTACGGTGTCAAGCCTGTGGTGAGGGGGCGCTGATGGCATATTCCGAAATTACATGGCCCGTCTCGCTTCCACAGAGGCCGCTTGTGGACAGCTACGGCGAGACTCCGGACTATGACGTTATCGTGACGGATATGGACGCTGGCCCGAAGCGTCAACGTCGGCGGTCGAGCGCGGGCACAGAGTCCCGCTCAGTCAAGTATCTTCTGAAATGGGAACAGAAGGCCACGATGAAGGATTTTCTTGACGGCAACGCCGGGAGGTCTTTCTGGTGGCCCGACCCGACAGCCGATGTGTACCGCTATGTGCGGGTAAAAGGCGATTCTGAAATCCAGTTTGCCCCCGTTGGCGCACGACATTGGTATGTCACTATGACTTTGGAGATATGGCCTTATGTCAGTCGTAACAAGTAGTGAGTTCAGGAAATGGGCTACGGCTAACGACAGTGCCGATCCATATATTTTTCTTTTGGAAATCACGCATCCGTCATTGTCCGCGCCGATCCGAGTATCTTCGGACATGACCGAATTTATCCAGCTTCATGACGAGACGAAAGAGCCGATTTACGGGACTCGGCATAATGGGGTTGTTTACTACGCGCTGCCCTTCAAGTTCACAGTGCCCGACCAGCCGGAAGGAAGCGATCCCATTAAAGCGCAGGTTTCGATTGACAATATTGATCGGGAATATGTTGCGGCTATCCGCAATATGGAATCGGCGGCCACCTTCACGGTCAAGACAGTCTTTGCCTCTTCCCCGAATGAAGTGCAACAGGAATTTCCAGTGCTCAGAATCACCTCGGCAACTTACAATGCCAGCACGATTGACGCCGAACTCGGGCCTGACGACTACCGTGCGGAACCGTGCCCGGCGATGAACTTTTATCCTGCACTCTTTCCGGGGTTGTTCTGATGCAGTGGCATGAAAAATACATCGGCATCCCGTTTGAAAATGGAGGCCGTACCTTTTCCGGCTGCGACTGCGGCGGGTTGGTCTTGCTCATGCTCAAGACGGAAAAAGGTATCGATGCCAAGGACATGCTTGAAGTCTACGAACGGCAGGAGTTGCACACGCGAGACGGGCAAGAACGCCTTTCCCGCATGATTGGGGACTCGCTTTTAGAATGGGTTTTGCTGCCCAAAGGAATGGCGCCGAACCCTTTGGACATGGCCCTTTACCGCTACCGTGGGGCCGATTGCCATTGCGCCGCCGTGGTTGATGCCCGGCACATCATACACGTTGAAGAAACGCGGCCTTCCCGGTTGGCTCCCCTCAAAATGCTCGGCACAGGCTATCAACTCGTAGGGATATATCGGCATGTCGCACTTGTATAACCTTCCCGCCATCCCCGAAGCGTTGCCCGTTCTGAAAAAGGACGGGGCGTCTTTACGGCTGCGGCCTTCCCCGATGCGAACGAACGTCATCGACAGCCTCATCCCAAGCGGAACCAGCCTCCTTTTCGGACTGCGCAAGGCTTGCCGGGATGCGGGCATCAGCTACACCACGCTGCGTTATGCCAAGGTGTTCGTCAACGGCGTTCCGGTACCTTATGAAGAGTGGCACTCGACGCTTGTGTGCGAGGGGCAGTTCGTTTCCGTCTGTATTCCTTTGGGAAAGGGCGGGGGAAAGAACCCGCTGGCGTATATCCTCCAGCTTGTAGTGATTGCCACCGCCGCGATTGCAACATGGTATGTGGGCGGGGCTGGCGGATGGGGAGTTCTTGGAAAATTTGGCGTAGAATCTCTTGCTTTGGACGCCGGATGGGGAGCCGTAGCGGGTGCCGCCGTCATGATGAGCGGCATGTTGCTTGTAAATGCCATAGCGGGTGTTTCCCAACCCAAGCTTGCCGCCGCCGACAACGAAACCGCCGCCAAAGTCTGGAGCATCGACGGCGCACAGAACCGTGCCGATCCTTACGGCATTGTGCCGCTGGTACTTGGCTTTATCCGATTCGCGCCCCGGTTCGCCGCACAGTATTACACCGTCCTTTCCGGGAATGACCAATATGTCCGCTATCTGTATGTTGTAAGTATGGGCAACGTGCAGGTATCCGATTTCCGTATCGGAGACACACCGTTCGGAAACTTTCAAGGATCTGAATACCGCATCCACCAGAACTGGCAGGGCAGCGGGTTTGCATGGTTCAACCGTGCCGTGTCCGAAGAGTCCATGTCCGTGTTGCTCAAGAACAGCGTGGGGTGGGTAACACGGACGACGAAGGCCGATACCAACCATATCGCCCTGTTCTTTACTTTCAACGGGTTGAAACGCATCGATAAGAAAGGCAATTCATACCCCGTATCCGTTGAACTTGAAGTCAGATACCGCCGCGTGGGGGCTTCCGATTGGATTTCCTATGGCGGGACGCGCACGACGGGCGGCGGGAATGTTCCTCTTGTAGAATTACGTCCTCGTATTGCCGCAGGAAATTTTAGTATCGGCATCAATCCGGACAATTCTTTTTCTATAAATGGAGGCATGGCAATCGCTGTTGGTGAATTTGTAGTAGAAAAAGTATATTATGAGGAGGAGCATGGGAATGCTGGTATGCAGTGGTATTCTCGAAATGTGTATTATATACGAAATTTACATACGGTAAATAATTTTACAGGCACTGTTGAAGCTGTAGGATCTACCGTAAAAATTTCTTCAGGTTCAGTCATATCCCCAAGCATTGTTTTCTCAGGCCAAACGGTTACTACCCAACGAAAAGGGGTGGAATTTGACGTTCCCGACGGACAGTATGAAGTTTCCGTCCGGCGCGTCACGCCAGATTCAGACAAGGAAACCACCGATCAGACGGTCATGGACGAGTGTACATGGACGACGTTGCAAAGCTGGCGCAACCGTCCCGCCGTGGTCTATCAGGGCCGCCCGCTTACGCTCATCGAAGTGCAGCTCAAGGCTACGGAACAGCTTTCCGGGAACGTCGACGAGTTCAACTGCTATTGCCAGTCCATTGCGCCGATCTGGAACGGGACAAACTGGATAGACCAGCCCACGAATAACCCCGCATCCCTCGCGCTTCTCGTGACCACATCGCAATGCACGGGTAAACCCGCGTCGTGGGATGAAATGGACATGGATTCCTATGCTGATTTCTATAACTGGTGCCAGCGGTGGGGGTGGGCCTATAATGCCGTCCAGACTTCACGCACCACAGCAGGCGAACTCCAGCACAACATCATGGGAGCCGGGCGAGGCTCTTATACACTGATAAACGGGCATGGGGTGGTTTGGGACGATCCGGATGCGCCTGTTGTTGAAATCCTGACCCCTCGAAATACATGGGGTTTTTCAGCAAAGAAGGAATTTTTGACGGAACCCGTGCAGGGGCTTCGTATGCGTTTCTTGAATGAAACTCGGGATTTCCAAGAAGACGAGCGCGTGGTCTATGCTGATGGCTACAATGAGACAAACGCCACCAATGTCATCGAATGGGAACAAGACGGCGTTACCAATCCCGATCTGATTTGGAAACATGGAAGGTTGCGCCTTGCGGAACTGAGGCTACGCCCCGAGGTGTATACGCTCAATGCCGAGGCGGAGTCCCTGACACTGCGCCGGGGTGAGCATGTCCGTTGCCAGCACGATGTTACGTTGTGGGGCATCATTTCCGGGCGCGTCGTAAGCCGTGCTCTCAATAGTGATGGTAACCTTATTTCCATTGATCTTGATGAGCTTTGTGCGATGGAAGCGGGGAAATCCTACGGCATCCGTGTTTCCACTCCCACCAACGTCGACGTGTACTACTCTGTTCAGACTGTTCCCGGCGTATCTCGTACTCTCGCGCTTGCCATGCCTATTCCCGCCACTTCATCGGCTCCGGATATTGGGGATTTAGTATCTTTTGGTATCGCTGGACGTACGGATCAGCTTCTGACCGTTTTAAGCATAACCCCCTCAGAAGGGCTAACGGCTCAAATTACATTCCAAGACGCGGCAACGAATCTTTACGATGCGCTCACCGGGGAAATACCTCCGTGGGATTCGAATATCACGGCCCCCACGCGGTACCAAGCGAATACACCGCCTACGCCTGAACTCACGAATATCGTTTCTGATGAAACCGTGCTGACACAGCTTGCGGACGGCACACTTTTGCCCCGCATTCTCGTAAACTGGAAGATTGCGGACTCTAATGTGGTGATTGATGCATGGCGCATCATGCACCGTAAGCAAGGAGATTCCGAATGGATTAGCGTACCTGAACGCAATACGGGGCAGACATTCAGCTACATATCTGGCGTGCAAGAAGGGGCTATGTACGAGCTGGCGATCATGGCCGTATCCGACCTTGGCGTCATGTCTCAACAATCGCCAGTCGTTCTTCATAAAGTTGTGGGGAAAACATCTCTTCCCCCCGACATTGAAAACCTTTCGGCAGTTATCGATATACCCGCAGGAATTACTTTGGCATGGGATGAAGTAACCGTCCTTGACCTTTCACATTATGTTGTGACCGGAAGTTTCGGGGGAAAGACTGTTGATAATGCGATAACGCTTGCGGCTCCGAAAAAAACGGGAATGCTTTCTTTTTCCGTTGTTGCCGTGGACACTGGAGGAAGAACATCAAAGAATCCTGCGCAAATAACAATCGAAGTCAAAAGTCCAGCAGTTCCGGACATTGGAGGGGAACTTAGAACCGACGGACTGTATGTGCAATGGCAGGACTGCAAGACCACATGGCCTATCCATCATTACAATATATTTGATATATATAACAATATAAATGAGATAGTGAACTCTACGGCATGGTTGATGCCCCCACGTCCCGAAGGGGATTACACGTTCAAAGTAATCGCTGTGGACATCTTCCAAAACGAATCTCCGGCAGGACATGGGAGTGTTCACGTTGGGCCGATTTATCCGCCCAAGCCCGTCATCACGATAGACAGCACTGATATGGTCATATCGTGGCCTACGGTAGAGTCAGCGTTTCCCATTGAAACATATGAAATTGTTTTTGTTGATGGAACATTCGTAGCCAAGACGAAGGCCACTTCATATCGATTCCCGGCACCAAAGGCAGGGACATGGGAATATCGAGTCCGTGCGATAGACGTAGCGGGGAATGTATCAGGGTGGGGTGAAGCTGCATATGTCGTCACCAAACCAGAGCCTCCGCAGGTGACTGCGGTTCTTGACGGCGAAGGCATCACTGTACGCTGGAAGGCGACGACTAACATTCTTCCCATCGTCGCGTGGGATTTAGTTCGGCAGTGGGAAGAAACTCGGGATGATGGGGTCATCGTTACCAGAGAGGAAGATTATGGACGTCTTGACATCGATTGTCTGACCGTTCCAGCCGTATCTGTTGGGATGCATTGGTTCATGGTCAGGGCCGTAGATAGTGCTGGAAATATTTCAGGATGGGGAGATTGCGATTTCACGGTCATTGCACCGGGAAAAGTGCAGTTCGAAAACTGTGCCACAGTTGACAACAACGTCATGTTATATTGGACGGAACCGGATAGGATATTTTTCCCCATTCGTGAATACATCTTTTCAGAAATCGATGAAGACGGCTATGATATGGAGATCGGGCGGATTGATGCACTGTTTGCCTCTTCTTTTGAAACCGTTTCAGGAGAATATATCTATGGCATAACCCCTGTTGATGTGGGGGGGAACCGGGGAACAATATCATCAATCAAGATGACTGTCAGCCAGCCGCCTGACTTCGTATTCTACCATAACCTTGATTCTCTCTTTAACGGCACGAAGACCAACTTTGTGTTGGACGGGCGCGGCAGCATGATAGGTCCCGTACCCGATGAGACATGGGAAGAAAATATTGATCGTGCAACGCAGGTTTCCGGGAAAACCATTGAGACATGGCAACAGAAGATAGACGAAGGCTTCACTACGTGGATGGCCCCGGCTGCTGCATCCGGAATCTATATCGAAACCGTGGATGTGGGCAAACTCGTGCCCTCCACCAAGATTACGGTCACCATCTCCTCCCGCACGTTGAGCGGCAATCCCGCCTTTGCCTGCAAGATCGAGGTGAGCCAAGACAACGCTACATGGCGGACCATTTCTGACAATGCCACAGTCGTTTATGCCACACAGTTCCGTTATGTCCGGTACACCATCACAGCCACGGGCGGCATGACGGCGATCTCGAACATCAATTACTCCCTTGATGTGAAAAGAAAAATGGATTTCGGGCGGATAGATGTAAAGGCAACGGACAACGGTGTCGGATGGATCTCAGAGACAGAGACCCCCATGCTCACGGGCAAGTGGGTCGATTTCAATGTCAATTTTATCGATGTTGAAAGCCTTCCCAAACCTAATATCGTCAATAATGAAAACCTTACCGCGTTTACAGTGTTCGAGGATGCAGAAAACCCCAAGGGATTCCGCATATTCGTAAAAGACAAAAACGGCAATCGAGCCGATGGAACTGTGGATTGGGCTGCATATGGCGTCTAAAGGAGTATGACTATGGCTATTTCATGGAGCGCAGCAGTTGCGCTTGCAAACAAAATTGCTTCGGATGTCCCCGTCATCAAAACCATGCTCGACGCGCTGGCGAACATGGATTTCACGGGGATTACTAACCTTCCCGAGAATGCGAAACGGATATTCTCGGTGACGGGCGGCGTGCAGATACAGAAATACGCCTCGAATGCGTGGGCAACGGTGGGCAAGCTCATGCACGACGTGGATACCGTGGACGGAAAACACGCGGCGACCGGGACCACCGCGAACACCATCCCCGTGCGCGACGCCACCGGAAAACTTCCCGGAGATATTACAGGGAACGCAAATACAGCTTCTAAAGCATCAGATCTTGCCGATAACTATGTTGTACCCGTCGCTAAAGGTGGGACAGAAGCGTCAACGGCGGCAGAGGCAAGAAAAAATCTCGGAGTGGTGCTTGGGACGACTTCGGCACCGGGTCTTGTAAAGCCGGACGGGATAACTGCAAAAGTCACAGAAGACGGAACCATCACCGTGAAAGATGTGGCGATTGAGGGGAACCTTGAGGATCTGGCGAGTGCGCGGGGACAGATTGGGCCAGCAAGAGAACTTGGAAACAACGTAGATTTTAATACCGTCACTGAAGCAGGTCTTTATCTGATAAATGCCACGGGGAGTGTGAACGCCCCTCGGGAAAATCAAGCCTTCTTTTTGCAGGTGGTTCGAAGTGTTAAAGGAGCAATCACCAAAAATCTGTTTCAGATTGCTTACAATTATTCTCCTGTCTCCGACTTGGTTTTTATCCGCCAGTATAGGATGGCGAGTTCATCTTGGTCTGTCTGGTCGCAGTTCATCACATCTTCCCAGGTCGGCGACGGCCTCACCGTCACCAACGGCATCATCTCCGTCCCCGAATACGATGGCGCGACGGCATCAACCGCCGGGACAAGCGGGCTTGTTCCTCCCGCAGCCGCCGGGCAACAAAACCATCTACTCACTGGCGGGGGAGCGTACATATCCAAAGTCCCTAATGCCACCCATGCCGACACAGCAGATAATTCTTTGGCACTTGCAGGAAGGCCGTGGTTAGAGAGCTTATATGTTGACAGCGCTGGTTGGTTAATCGGTTCGGTTGATGAAAAGCTGCGACCTATAAATACAGGTTCGTTAAAAGTATACTATGCGAACAGCGCGGGGAGCGCAGCCACAGCAAATACGGCGACAGGCCTCACTTATGCCTTTACAAAAAATAGCTCCCTTGTACTGCCGCCGGGGGGAACGTGGTTTGTTCTGAACTGGTGGGATGGCGATAGGGGCACCGCGAAGGGTAACTGGTCAGGTGGTCAAATAGTCGCCGGAGGATCCAGTGTAGGCGTAAGCAATGGGGCGTTTGCCCTGAGGGTTGCATGATCGAAAAAACATACGGACAAATTATCCACCGGGCATCTGATGATTCCTATGTCATCACGAAGAACGATATGCCCTACCACGTCTATCCCTATGCCGCCGAATTCGCGGAGGAATGGGACGCCGTGTTCGCCTACGCCGAAGCACACCCCGAATGCGTGACAGAAGAGCAACCTTACGTTGCGCCCACGCCGACACAGGAAGAACTCGCGGCGAGCATACGCGCCGAACGCGATAGGCGCATTACTGCAACAGATTATCTCGTCATGCCGGACTATCCGCTTGATACGGATAAGCTTGAAGAGATCAAGGCGTACCGCCAAGCCTTGCGCGATCTTCCTCAGCAACCGGGCTTCCCTTGGGGTGGACCTGACGATCCAGAGTGTACATGGCCTTCCCTGAAGCACTAGCAACCACCTAGTTGTAAAACAAAAGCCTCCGCCAATGTATCTTGGCGGAGGCTTTTGTTTTGTAAGCTACGCTTGATGCGTATCAACCTCCAATTACGATGCCAGTTACATAACCAAACAACCAAGTTACCACAGCCACACTTATCGCTGTTTGTTCGCTGACGCAATTGCCTCGCTTGTCAGCGAAGAACAGCGTTACAAGTCCAATTAGGACAACCAGAATAGGAAGCAGATGTTTCATTGTTTCCACAGCAGTCCTGTTACTGTTCCAATAATGTATCCCAACGTCCAGATAAGAATTTGATCTCTTTCTTTGGGAAGATTAAGGGCTAATCCAATTAACAGTGCTAACTGCAAAAGCTCGACAATCACAAACATACGCCTATCCCTATTCCTATCAAGAGACCAACTCCAAAAAACAGAGCGGCAAAGGCCGCAAGTGCGATCTTTACAGAGTGGATGTCTCTCTTCGTAATCTGCTCTTCCATTAGTCTGCCTCCGCCCAGTTTTTCGCCTCATGGCAATCTACAATCAACGGAACCCTCAACGTAACGCATTCTTCAAGCACCCGCTTGAGTTCCTTGAGGGCTTCTTTGCCCATTTTCGTTGGAGGTACGGACACGTCAATTTCGTCGTGTACGGTAATGTGAGGGGGAAGCACTTCAAATAGCCCTGCCTCGTACGCATCCACCATACCTTTCTTCATGATATCCGCCGCCGTCCCCTGAATCAACCTGTTATACAACGAGTGCAATTTGCGGGAGGGATGCACTCTTGCCCTCCTGCCAAGCAACGTGAATATGTACCCTGCTTGGGTAGCCTTTTCCACAACGCGCTTGCGTGTCTGCTTCAGGAAGGGAACCTCCTTGTGGTACGCCTCCATGAACATGACCGCCTCTTCCTTTGACCAATAGAACTTGCGGGAGGCCGCTTCCGCGCCCATGCCGTATGACGCGCCGAAATTGAGTCGCTTGGCTGTACGCCTGTCGAACCCAGTGAGATCCTGAATGTGCTGATGGTAGTCCGTCTTCGGGTTGTCCCTGTACGTCTGCCTCAGCTCTTCGCTTCCAGGTCCAATCGCGTAATGCGCGCCTATTCGGTACTCAACCTGACTTTGGTCGAGTTTAGCCCACGTGTACCCTTCCTCCGGAATGAACAGCTTGCGCAGGATTTGCCCTTCCAACAGTTCGTCCCCGCCTGAAAACAAGTCGTCTTCCTGTGCTGAAACCTGTTGCAGGTTGGGTTTCGCGCTTGAAAAGCGTCCCGACACAGCTCCGTATCCGTCGCTCTTGAGCGGATGGAACTGGCAATGCAGTCTGTCCCCTACGACGAAATCGTAGTACGGAATGAGGAACATGTTGGTGAGCGTGTTGTAATGCCGCCATAGCAAGATGGTCTTCAGCTTAGGATCAATCCCGGCCATGACCATACGCGTGATGGCGTCCTTGTCCAGATTGGGGTTGCCCTCCTTGCCTTTCATCTTCATGAATTCAGTTGGAGGATTGCGTGGGTACTCAATGCCCTTTCTGTCCAGCACCTTGGCAAGCTGAGTTGACGATCCAATATCGAACTCCCCGCCAGCCCATTCATAAAGGTCTGTTTGAAGTTCGTACATTTTGTCCACCACAGCCAAGGAAGTCTTCTTTAGCCGAGGCATGTCCAGCCTGACCCCTTGCTTGCGCATTTGAATCAGCAACGGTATTAGGCGGCACTCTATGCTATACACCTCATCAAGACCCTGCCTAGAGATGACCTCCCGTTGCTTCTCGATGATTCGCATGGGCAACATGCCGTCCAGCTCGGCATACCGGGCTACAGCTTGCGCTGGCATCCTCCAAATGTGTTCACGAGCGTCCTTGAACTTCCAGCCTTGTTTGGCGCAATACATATCCAACAGGTCTGAAGCCTTCTCTTCGCACCCATAGATCTTAGCCAAGGCGGACAAGCTGTAGGACTGACGGTATTCGTCAATCAACGGCTCAGCGTATTGGATATCTTCAAACGGCCCTTTGACTTCAATACCCATGTTGTTAATGAGCCAGTCAAGATCGTATACGATGTTGGCTCCCACCTTGCGCGTGGGTTTGGCAAGAATGTCCTTGATTATGCGCAGGTTGCGCTCCTTGCGCTCCGGAGTGGTATCAGGATGCGCAATGTCCAAATAGATTGCCCTTTCCTTTGTCGCCAGCGAAACGCCAACAACATACCCGTCCTTACGAAAGACTCCCGGCCCTTTTGATCTAAGGTGAGGGTCTTTCGTTTCAGTGTCTACGCCTATTTCAGTGGCGGAACTCAGCCAATCAAAACTCATTATTCCGCTCCTTTGCCCTTTTAGTTCTTTCCCTTTTTGAGGCCTCATGTGCTAGTGCCTTGCACTCGTCAGAGCAATACTTGAACCTTGCGTCACCCTTAAAAGGCTGTCCGCACTGCTTGCAATAGATCACGCGGGGCTCAGACCGTTGAGCCGCAGTTTTGCACGCATGACAGCAGTAGCGTTGCCAAGGTACAGAAGGAACGAACGTGTTATAGCAGTCGGGGTTGGCGCACGACCTGCGCTCCTGTTCCCTTTCCTTTTGCTCCTTTTTGATCTTAGCGGCAAGGCTGGAATTGCATATGGCACATACAACGGTCTTCGTAGCGTTACCCACAAGCACATTGCGCCCGCAGATCGTGCATGCAAGAACTTTCATAGCGTCTCCTGGATTTTTACCATGCGCAGGAACGTCGCTTTGGGAGGCGAAAATTCCTTTCGTGGCCTTTGCCCTATGCCGAAAGTGCGTCCTGCAAAACGGCATTCCTGCGCATTTTAAGAGTTTGTCTGTTATTTCAGTAGGTTACTTAGAGCACGCTTCGGTCAGACTCAGGACTTCGATGAGAGGCCAATGGCCCTTGTAGTCCGTCTTATAGGGCTTGTCGTAGATGACCTTGCGCACCCCAAGGTGGTTGAGAAGCTTCAGGCACGCATCGCATGGCCCATGCGTCACGTACACTACAGCGTTGCTCCAGTCTGAGAATCCGTTCTGGAGAGCCTTTATGCAAGCCCTCATTTCAGCGTGAACGGAGTAGCAACCGTCGCTGTAGAACACTTCCTTCTTGTCCCTTGCGCATTCAGTGCAAGCCTCCCCGTCCCGGTCTCCGTACCCCGTTGCGATGACTTCTCCACGTGAGATAATCACAGCCCCACACTTCTTTTTTAAGCAACGGGACTCTTTAGAGGCCGTCCACGCCACGTTCATATTCATCGTATGATTGCGCCAATCGAATAGCCCGATAAAACGTTGCACAAAAGCTCCAATTGTCAAACGCTGAATAGCGGCTTGGGGGCACGACACCAACGGCTGTGCAACATTAAGTCTCTCGTTGTCGTACCTCTTTTCGCAATCCCTGAACTTGTCAAACGCCCATTCATAGAAGTGCAAGCTGAGGGCTTGATGGATGTGATAACCTAATTCAAGGTTAGGATACGTTCTTTTAAGCATTGCGAGCGCAGTGTAATGCACGACCCTGAAGAAAGGCAAGTCATACGGCAGACCGTACCAAAGGTCATTGGATCGCATGATGACTTGCATGTTGAGCGCATCACCTTGAATGTACAGGTTGATGATCAATGTGCAAGGATTATCGTTGCTGATGTAGGCATGTTCCTTGGAGTACAGCGTCATCACAGCCTTTTTGGAATCAGGGTTGTTACGCAAGCAATTGATTGCGTGCTCGAACTGAGTAAAACCATGCTTATTCTCGTCATGGAACAGAAGGAACCCATAGTTGCTGTTGATGGTTTTTCCGTCGTCGGAGCACTTGCTCCAGAACTTGCTCATCTTTACAGCGTCTTCCAATTGACGAGATCCGCTCGCGTAAAAGTCCAGTTCCTTCTCAAGGTACTCCTGAGAGGGATACCGTCCAAGGCAATACGTAGAAGCCTCCGGGTCGAGCACCAACGTTACGTTGCGCATTTCGTAGAGCCCTTGACCCTTGCGGTTAACAGTGTGCCGACCGTTCTTATGGATGTAATAGAAGATATCCAAGAAAGGCACGCACTGTCCTTTCTTTACGTTAAAGGTAGTGAACATGGGGTATTCGTTAGTTCCAAGTTGAGGGGTATCCATATGTGTTTTCCTTTAATTTTAAGGTTAATCTGTTCTTTGCCCTTGTTACTCCTACGTAATACGCCCTAAGCTCTGAGTTCATAAACGAAACCCACGTTCGGTACGTCTTGTAGGAGAAGTCTAGAGCCAATACAACGTGGGAGCTTTCGGCTCCCTTCGCCGCGTGAATTGTACTGAGTGTTATATTGGGTTCCTTTTCAAAGTTCTCCCTTGAGCTAAGAAGCCTACGAATGAACCCTGCCTCTTCCTGATTGGCATAAACAACGAACCATGGAGAGCTAGGGCAATCCAGTGTAAGAAAGAAGTCCTTGTACAGTTCAAGCAGTCGTTTGGCCTTTTCGTACCCTTTTTCTCTCTTTCTTACTTGCTCGTACAGGGTTATGGCGCGAAGAGACTTAGGATTAACAGCGGGCTTTATCGCATTCTTTTCTACCTTGGAGTAGTTAACTCCTATAAGCCGCAACCACTTTTCAGCCCTGTTGAGCTCTGCATGGGTTCTTGCAAGAACCAATGTAGGAGTGTTAGGCTCAAAAGACACGTTAGCCCAATTGGTAGCCGAATCTAACACGCCCTCCTCATCCCGAGGATTGAATATCTTTTTGGAGCTTCCCGCTATCCTAGAAGATATCTCCATTGCAAAATGATGAACGGCTTTTGGAAGTCTGTGACTCTGGTCAAGAACCTTGTAGGACGGAACGTCAATGAACCGTTGAACGTCGGCTCCTGCCCATTCGTAGACCCCTTGGTCATCGTCACCTGCGAGATAGATTTTGGACGCATTGCTGAACAGCTTTAGCATCACCTCCCATTGAAGCATGGTCAAGTCCTGCGCCTCGTCTATGAAAACCACGTCCACAGGCAACGGATCTTGAGTTAAGTAACTCTGATACAGTATGTCCGTGAAGTCCATCAATCCATTCTGCTTCTTGTAGCGCAGGTAGTTCTTTTCTACAAAACGCAGCAGTTGTGTATTTGAGTCCTTGATGAATACTTCAAACACATCAGGATTGGTAAGACGAAGTTGGCATGCCACAATGCAACGTGCAGTTTCTGAGTATGGAACCCCTGTTGCGTACAGGTCTGACATAACTATAGGCAAACCCAAAGCGTGGGCAAGTTCCCTATAATGCTCGTTTCCCATTACTTGATCCTTTGTGAGACCAAGCTGGTGATAACAAATGGAGTGCATGGTTTTAAAGTAAGGAACGTCCTCCTTCTTTAAGTTGAACCTTTTGAGTGCCCGATCTACGCCCTCGTACGCACCCTTCCTTGTGAAGGATACAAAGGCTATCCTTTCGGGAGGTGTGCGCTTGAGCTCTTCTTCTAGCGTATCGAGCAGGAAGGTTGTCTTGCCTGTTCCTGGAGGCCCAATGATCTTGTACAAGTTCATTAGAAATCTCCCTGTTCCTGTTCAAACTTTAGGGCTGGGACGGTTTCATCGTCTTCTACGTCTTCGCGTTGCAACGCCATGCGGCGCAGTTTTTCCGCCGCCGTAAGCGGACGGCCTCCCTGAGGGGACGCTGAAGGACGTTTTTCCTGCAAGGTAGGCGCAGGGGTAGCCGCCGGGGAAGTGCCCTCAAAATCGCAGGGAGCCTCCTCCAACGCTTGCTGGTGTATAGCCCAAACCCTAAACGCCTTCTTGGTGAGCGGGTTATAGAGCTTTGTGGCGTATGCCCCATAGTTTTTCAGTTGCTGATGCAGTCTGTTCGTCCCGCCTATCTTGTAGCGTTTGATGTACTCCAAGAACCCCATGAAATCAGTGGGACGGAAGCAGTAACCCAAGTCCTCATCGAAGTAAGCCTGACCCATTAAAACCTGACCCGGAGCCTGAGCAAGCTGGCGTTCCATGAGGAACTCCCTCAGATGTTGCTTAAGGATCTCGGTTTCGGACAACATTTCGTCCCCATTGTCTAGCTTCACTATTTCAATGTTGGAAAGGGCTTTGTTGAGGATTTCAATCCATATAGACTCCTTAAGCCGATTCGGGCATCTATGGAGGTACCTGACGCAGTAGTCTGCGAATCTGTCCTGCTTACGCAATTCAGCTTCAGAATAAAACGTCATGTCCTGCCCATTGATCTTCCATACGTAATACGGTGGATCCGATTCAACCTGACGCAAACCCTCAAATGAGAAGTCGCTCACGTAGGTTGAGCTTTTGCCGAACTTGCGTTTGGCGCAGACTGCCTTATTGCAGAAGTCAGCCAGCCAAGGTTCATCACACTGGTAACTGTAGTCGCCGTTGATGAAGGAATGAAGAACAGTGCGTTCCAACTCCAATTCATCCATAGGCGTAGCCAGTGAGTTGTTTACGGCCTTGAGCCGTTCCTCATAGTCATCAGGGTTCCTGCTCTTCAGATAGACGCAAGTGTTGAACAGAAACTTGTTTCGGTTATGGTTCTCTTCCGTCACCAGACCCGACAGGTAGAGCCGTTGAAGGCAAGGCGGAGCCTCTGCAAAGGGCATACGAGTAAGTGCGTCCTTGAGTGCGCCCACAGAAGTCCTTCGGCTCCATGCGAGCTCCATTGCCTCTTCAAACCCAAGGGGATTTCCCTCATCGTCGTAGGCGTAGCGTGTCGTGTTGTAGGCGTCAAAGTACGGAAGGTTGATCCAGTTGCCTATAGCTTCCGTAGACGCTTGCTTTGGAAAGATCTCAGTATCCTTTGGGAGACCCAACAGAGATACAGTTCTTTCCAGTTGCTGTATTACAGCCCTTGCTTCTGTCTCCTTAGCGAAGAAAATAAAGGCATGCGCTCCTCCACTCTTGCTCTTGAACACCGTAAAGGGCAAGCTATACTTGGCAAAGAAGAAGCAAAACCGACGGGGATCCAAGGGGTATACGTCTATGTCGATAGCCGCGAACCATACCTTGTTGTCCCCCGTCAGCGGAACTATCCCAATGGACTTTGTTCCTTTGATATGCTCCTCGTAAACCTCGTCCGTGATTGCCGTCTTTTCAGTGTATGACGATCCCTTTCGCTTTTCACCTTCCACGTGTGGGGATTTGTCTGGCACGTGAACTCCGTAGCAAGAATCCCTTCCGGTGAAAAGCAGTTTGAATTGTGCCAGCGCGGACATAGAGCCTACCTAGGATTTTTGCAGTACGTATGGAAGTAGTCTTCCCACAAGCCGTTGAGATTGAGCCACGTGTAGAAGTTGGTTATCTGATTGACGATCCGTTCCTCAGCCGTTTCCAAGTCCAGCTTCATATTGATAGCCTTCAAGGACTTGATCTTCGTTGACCCCGTGTCTTCCCATACAGCCACGAGGAATTGGAAATAAGGTATCTCCCAGAACATGCCGTAGACCAGAGGTTGCCAAGACTCGGTATACTTACGTTCATCCTTGAAGTTGCCCGTGGTCTTTATATCGATGATCTTTCCGTACTGAAAATGATCCGAACCCTTGGGGAACAGAACGTCTGCTTTGCCAGCGGTCTTTACCTTGCCGTATCCCGGAACGTCATAAGTCCGTTCGCCCCATACTTGGAACTTGCCATACATGCACCTGTCCACTACGATCTTGAACTCAGTGCTTCCCGGCAGTTCATGGTTCTTCCAGCCAAACTGCAAGCACCCTTCCACTCGCTTTTGAACCTGATCTTCAAAATTGAGACCTTTGGTGATCTCGGGAGTGGGTTTGAAAGGAGCCCTTTTGATCGTGCTGACCAGACCTTCATACGCTCTGACCTTCCAGCTTTCGGGGCATCCGATATAGAAGTCAAACGAGTTCAGCAAAGTCGGAGCTATTTTTAATGTTGCCATATGGAGTTCCTTTGAACAGGTATAGGTTTTCTTTGTGTAGTACCATAAGGTAGTACGGAGCCTTTTGCTCAAGTGCTTCCAGCATGAAAGCTACCTGACCCGGTTGCCAAGTGAAATTAAGAAGGACGTCAGTGAACTTCGCCTGACGACAAACCTTAGCTTCAATGAAGATGACGCGAGAGCCCTTGTAGGCAACTATGTCCGGGAACCCGTTCTGCAACGTGTTCTCTACTCGATAATAGTTCCATCCCTTGGGTTCCAGTTTACGCTTAACGTAATGGTACACCGCGTCCTCTTTGGCATCAGGCTTCCCTCTCCACGCCAATACTGCGGCATAGAGAGGGAAGTTGAACACCTTCATTTCAATGAAGGACACAGCCATACACTAGAACGCGGCTCCGCCGGGGGTAACGTCAATGGCTTCAGATGCGTCACCCGCTTCCAGCGCAGTGAAGTCAAGCCGCTGTTCGGGAGTGGGCAACGCCTTACGTTCCTCAGTGACAAGCTGAAGTGTTTCCTTTCCGACGAACCCTGCGAACTCCACATGCAGACCAGCCCACGAGCCCTGATCGTTGCTCATGGGAACCGTGGTCAGCGTCCACTTCATGAAGTAGGGAAGAGCCTTGCGTCCGGTTCCCGGGATGAACGTGCTGGTCAGCAAGCGGTTCCACCTACGGGCTTCCTTCAGTTGCGTGGAGGACAAGCAGAGAAGGCAGATACCGTCTTCGATGTAGTCCGGGAACACGATGTAGTATGTGTACGTATCAACGAACTCGTTTCCTGTTCTGGAGATGAGCTTGTTCTTTTCGTTGCGGTGAAGCTCCCCAGTGGCCTCCATCTGAGCGACAATCTCAGGGGCATGCGCCTGAACGAAACCGCCGCGATTGGGCTTCCATTCGATAAAGTAACGGTCGAACCGTCCCACCACAACGTCAACCGGGGGCTCAATGACCCTGTTGTTGATGTTGTTCAGGAACATGCCTTCTTCCGCGCCGGGGATATGGTTGGGATCAGTTCGCTTGCATTGCGGGGACAGGCTCTGCAGAATGCGAATGAACGGGAACGCAACAACGTCAGCGGAAAGGCTTTCAAAGCCTCCCAGTCCGTCGTCGAAGAGATGGGAATAGTCCTCAGCCTGATTCTGCATGGTTTCCTTGGTCATGATTGCGTCTCCTTGTTTAGCCTATGATGAACTTTTCATAGTCGGTTTTGTCGAAAGCACCGCCAGCCTGAACAGCAAGGTAGTGAGGCCCGAGTTGTGTAAGGTGGTCGACCACGTCCTGGAAGTATTGGCTATGCCCTTCTTCCTCGACAATGATCTTTTTCAGAAGCTGAGCCGACACGTGGTCAATCTCGCTCAGTTTCTGAATGTACTCGTTGTACTTGAATACCGTGTCCCGCTCGAGATCAGCGTCGGTTGCGAAAACAACCATAGGCTCCTGATTGGTGTCCACGTTCTGAGCCGGGGCAACGATAGGAATGCCGCCGAGTTCACGAATACGCTCGCTGAGCATCTCAGCATGGCGCATTTCCGAAATGGCGATTTTCTTTACGGCCTTGGCAAACGTAGGGAACATGAGGTTGTCAAGGGCATAGTGGTGTTGCATGTACTGACCGATGGCGACAAGCTCCATTGATCTGGCCAGATTCAGAATGTCTATAGATTCTTGAGGGTTCAAAGACATTGCTTACTCCTTTTCGTTTAGTAGGTTACGCAGTTCTTCTACGTATTCCAACAAGCGCGTCACGTCGTCGCTGGCTATGGACAAGCCTCCGACAAACATGTCATAGTCCCCTACCCGCGACTGAATCTCTTCCAGTTCCTCGTCCGTCATCACTTGCTCCTTTTGATTGTGGTATTGTAGTAGGTGAACGCGGATACGCACTTGGGAAGATCCTGCAGAGCAATATGGGAATCCCCGTCAAACGACGGGTTTTGCTCGTTAAGCAAACAAAGGTTCTTGATGTACGCCTTCAGGGTCATGGGGTGAACGGTCTGCTTGATGTCCGGGTAAAGGTCGAGGTTGTCCACCAACAGCTTCTTGATCTTGCGCAGGATGCTGGCATCCATCTTGCCGAGCTCCATTTGCGTCTTGAGGATGTTGGATTCACCCCGTTCGTCAAGGAACTTAGCAAACGCCTCCATGTCCGTAATAGTAGGCGACACGTCCATCTTGACCTGCACCTTCTCGCCAGAAGGAAGTTTGATCTCGGACAAGCCGTTCTGCATGAGCAGGTTGGGAATAAGCTCTTTGGAGGTCTTGTAGAACGCGGCCTTGGCTTGCGAAAGCTGTTCTTCCAAGGAGTCTACCGTATCCTTCTGGTTCTTGTACAGCTCCACCAACGCCTTGAGCTTGGCAAGAGAATCCTGCTCGGGAGCCTGATTAGATACCTCGTCCAGCGTTTCCATCAAATAATCAAAGTCACCCATGATGCGTCTCCTTAGCGGTTAGTTGTTTAAGAATCCGAAAACGATCTCGGTAACGTGCATTCCTTCTTCCGTTACCCAGATTCCACCCTGCTCGTCCCTCACTGCCAAGGGCATGACAACGAGGTTCTTGCGGTCAATCCTGACTACGGCATGGTACTTGCCCTCCTTTGTGATGCGCTTGCTTGCCGAAGCCGAAGGCGGGAATGCCTTGATGAGTTGCTTGCGACTGCCGTCATGGTACAGCTTGAGACCTTCCGAGGAAGGAACAGCCCAAACATCAATCTCGGCATACACCTTGTAAAGGGGATGCTCAGCGCACTGCTCCAGCACGAAGTCATGAAGTGAACCCTGCATGACGAAGACAGACTTCAAATAGTCCTCTTCCCACGCAACGGCGTAGTTGCCACAAAGGTAGGTTTCTTCAACCTGTGCTCCATTGGCGACGGCAGGAGTGGCGAAGAGTAGACCAGTCAACATGAGCGCGGGGATGTTCATATTAACTCCAGAATGTCGTTAAGGTTGCTGGACATGAAGAAGTCGTTAAGACTTCTCCCTTCCTTGTTGGACTGAAGAACCTTCTTCTCAAAGTTCACGTTGTACACAAGGTCGATATAGACCGCAGTCTTGTCGCTACCAATACGACTACTGCGTCCTTCCGCTTGCAGTCGGTTCTCGGTATTGTAATCACGAGAATACCAGATCTGCAATGCGGCTCCCTGAAGATTGAGGCCGTAGCCAGCCACCGCCGGATTACAAACGATGCACTGAACACTGCCTTCCTTGAACTGAGCCACTACTTCCCGACGTTCGTCGTCTGGCACCGCACCATACAACATGGCGCAAGAGACGTGCTTGCTGAGGGCCTCATGAAGCATGACGATCTCCTTGGTGAATACCGCGAAGACAAGGAACTGAGCGTCCCCTATCTCGTCCAGCATCTCCATGATGTAGTCCAGCTTAGCATTCTTGCAGTCAATGGCTACGCTCTTGTCTTCCTGACCGCCCTTGATGACCGGATTGAAAAAGCCTCCGCATATCTGCAAAGCCTTTGAACCTATTGAAACCTTGCTCTGAAGGGTCATCATGGTTCCTTGATACATCGCAACGGCAAACTCCTTGAGCTGCTCAAGGAGAGCCTTCTGGACAGGTTCCAGTTTGAATTCAACCGTCCGGTATGTCTTCGGCGGGAGCTTTACATCGTCGTTTGGATCGGTGAATACAGTGTAAGGTTCTACCCGCGCCTTCAATACGTCCACGTTCTTGTACGGCGTGTACTTCGGCGTCATGACGATAAACCGCACATCATCCGGCGCAAGGTTGAGCGTCTGAGCCAGTGAGAAGATATCATTCTGGCTCTTGTGGGAAGCTTCCCAAAGACGCTTGACGCGCTTCCAAAGGAACTCGTCAATCTCCTGGATCTTAGTCACCTTGCGTCCTCCCTTGATCTCAAACGTCTTTTGCATAAGAACGGTGTACTCGCTCTTAAACGACATGAAGGACTGGTTTATGATCTTTGGGCTCATGAAGTAGAACAACGACCACACGTCCACCACGCGCTTGGCAAGCGCAGTACCAGTAAGAATCAGGGCTGGCCCTCCACACCAGTTGCGAACCATGTAAAGTTTCTTCGTTCTCTTAGTAGTGGGCGTCTTAATACGAGTGGCCTCGTCAAGCACGATCATGGTGCGCCCTGCAACAATGAACTTGTCCAGAGCCCAGTCCGCAGTGTCGTGAGAGAAGGCGTCTACGTGCACAGCCAGAACCTTGAGCCCGTCAAACTGATTGCGCAAGAACCCAAGCAACTGCGCCTGATACGCCTTTGTCTTGGTAGAAAGGAACGCCATTGCGTTGAACGGAACAGGGCAATGCGTGGGCAACTGTTCGTCAACCCATTGCGTGTGAACCAGATTGGGAGCCACTACCAGCACCCGATCGATCTCACCCTTAAGGTACTTGTGCGCCATGATGTCAATTGCGATCTTGGTCTTGCCTCGTCCCATTGTGAGGAACAATGCACCGTTACGCAAGTCCTTCAGCTTGTCAAAAGCCTTCTGTTGATATGGAAGGGGCTCAGTTAAGAACTGCATCAGCGTCTCCTGTTGTGATTCCAGCTTCGCGCTGAACAAAGCGAACGACCTCACGGTGAGGAATCAAAGGTCGTCCTGCCTTGCGCATGCACTGGATATGCTTCTTGTGTTCAGGATGGTTTACAAGGTAAGAGATACGAGAAGCGTCCTTACCCACCAGACGCGCGAATTGCGTCACAGTGTAGTACGGAACGCCCTCAAGCATCAATGGCGAGTCTTTCATACAAGTGTCCCTCGTCTCTCATGTGAAGCGTTAAGGTTGTCTTGCTAACGTCCTGGCTGCGAACGATGTAGCCGTCCTTGCAGTAGTTGTGTATGTCGTACGTATCGCCTTCCTCCACCAGCCAAGGGCGGACTTCGCCGTCAACGGAGATGCGGAACTCCTTGTCCATCAAGAAGCGCACAACGTGACGCTTATGAGGCGCATTCTGCTTCCTGCGCTCAATCTCCTTGCGCAGTGCGGCGGAAGCCTCATTCAGTTGAACGTAGGCAGGGTTCAACGCCATGCCCTTGCGACGCATGGCTATGAGAGAATGCTCTGCTCCACTCAAGAGCTTGTCAACCAAGAGTTCCAGTACGCCGTCCATACACTTTGCCTCGTTATATAAAAGGTAAGACATTCCTACAGGTTGCGTGGGGAGTGCGCCGCCCGGCACTGTAGAGCGTTGTAGTTGCGTTGTAGTGCCGTTGTAGTGGCGTTGTATAAAAGTACCACGATTACGATCACTTACGGAACTGCGAAAACCGGATAGTTACGTCCTTATACATGCGTCCCGTGAGCGGATTGGTTTTGTCCTTGAGCATAACACAAGACGGGAACTTGTTGCGTAACAGCACCGCCGCCTTAACCCGAAGGTCATCGTCACGGTAAAGGTTACAACCTGAGTTCGTACCCGCTCCAAGTTGATCGTCAGCCGTGAACAGGTTCAGCGTAGCCGTCCTGTAGCCAGCCTTCATCAGTTGGAGTTGCATGTGAAAGTCCTCAAGGATGTCCCCTTCCCATTCGTAACGGAAACCTTCTCCCGACAGCGTGGGCAGGTGCAGGACTGGCGTCCACATGATGCGCTTGTTAATGCCCCACGTCTTTGTTTCAGTGTGGGCGAACATGCGATGCCGCAAGCCTATCATGGGGAACTCCTGACTTACGTTGTCGAACACAGGTCTGAGCGCGTTGTCTATGCTGACGGGAGGGAGCTTTTCGAGCTTGTTGCCGTTGCGATAGGCAAACGCCAGATCGTCATCGAAGATGCCGAGCTTTTCAACGTCCCGAACGTAAGCCTCTTCCATGATGATGTCCCGAATGCGAGACACTTTGTTAGCGGTATGCAACATGAGCCTTACGTTGAACGCCTTGGTTACAGGCTTGTACGCTTCAGCTTCATCCTTGTGCACCCAAAGGGATACAGGGTAATGAGAATGCTGGAGCCACGTGAGCGTCAGTTGCCTGTTCAGCAGAACGTCTGCCCTCCCCCGGCTCAGTACGGCGAGTTCATACTTCATATCGTCTCCTAGAACATTTGACTTTCAATGAAACTGCGACGCATGGTGCATTCATAAGCCGTCTTGTCATGGCGGAAGCCTGTTACCCAATCAGCCTTGGCATGAGAAATGCGCTGGTTCCTTGCGCTGATGTCTTGACCGTCGATGGTAAGGACTTGCCCGTAAAACTCAGTCTTGAGCGCGGGCTTGCCGTCCCGTACTTCACTGAGAGCCATGCGTGTTTGCAACGGAATGCCGCTCACGGTAGCCAGCCAATGGACTCCAAGCTGTTCATTGTTGTCTCCCAACAAATAAACGCCGAGTGTGATGCCAGCAATGAGCCCCGCCTTATCCCATTCACCGCCGTTGGTGTAGCCTATGACGAATGCGTCAATGTCTGTATGACTAGCCATGGACATGCTCCTCTTCAGCTTGATGGTGGAGTTCTTGTCACGGAAGTTGCCGATAGCCGGAATGTAGAACGAACTCAGGTTCTTGAGAACTACGCCTTCCTCACCGTTGGCAACTAGTGATTCAAAGTAGGTCTTCTTGCCCCGCTCCCATTGCTTGGGAAGGCGTACGGAACGATCGAGCATGGGAATGCCTTGCATGAGCTCGAGCCTTTCCCTAAAGGGAATCTCCGTGATGATCTTCTCACGTTCAATGGGAAGGAAGTCAAACGCTACCAGCTCCATGGGAGCCGTAGTACGTTGCGCAAGGTGGCTGTCATGCACGTTAAGCTGAAGCATAGACGTTACAGCGTTCAAACCCTTCCCAGTGAAGTTGCCGTCATTGAGCTCCACGAACCCGTCAGTGACCAGTTCGCAATCCAATATAAACTCTTCCTTCCAATGACCAGCGAACTCCTTGAGCGTGCTCAGCTTGCCGTTGAGCGGAACAAGGAGCTTTTCAGTGTACTCCACCGGAAGCAGGGTAACAGTCGAGCGATTACGCCCAAAGGCTGAAAAGCCCTCATCGGGATGGTAGACCAGAACCATACGGCAACCATCGAACTTCTCTTCGGCTACCCAACCATTACCGTCAGAAATGACAGCCTCCTGCTCGTACTGCTTGAGCTGGTCATAACGGTAAGCCAACTGAACGTCATGCAACTGATCACGCATGACGCGACCGAAGGTGATCTCCCGCTGTTCACGATAGTGTTCAGCGATGACCGCCTCCAAGTCCCTGTTCAGGATCTTGCCGTTCTTACCCGTCCCTTCATACGGAACACGCAATCCGAGCTCTTCGATTCTGTTGCACAACTGCGTAAACGTAGCCATTAGAACCTCCAAGCACTCGGAATGTAAGGTTGCTCCAAGGGAGAGAGGATGCGACTGAAGTTGTTCTTGATGCTCTTGCCGTCATCACGCACCCGACAATACTTGTCGTATTCGCAGAACATATTCTGCATGTCATTGCCACGGAGCGGGAACTCCTTGCCGTCTACAGTGAGGACAGGGAAGGACGGAATACCGTTAATCGTAAGCCTCTTGAGCACGCTAGGCAGTTCAATCAGCTTAAGATGAGGCCAAACCCGTCTCATCCCGCGCTGGCATCCAATCCCCGGAACGATGAACTTCTCGTAGTCAAACATTAAATGGTTGTAAGAGAAGTCCAAAGCGAACTGGTAAGCCAAGAAGTCCCCAAACCCCTCATGACGACGGAAGATTGCGTAGGTGTAACGCATGTCTGAAGAGTTGTAAGCCCTCTCCAGATCACCGCTGTCTTCCATGTGCTTCAGCGTCCTGAGGAACAGCTCCGTCCTTGTGGTGCAACCGAACGTCCACGGCGGAGTCATCATGTAAGCGTTGTTGTATACCGTAACCCCGCAAGCGCGACGTGCTTCAACGAAGCTCTCAATGGCAGGAAGCGCGTTGTACGCATCGTACTTGTATTCCGGAAGGGATTCCCATGTCTCAATGCTGTTGAACAACCTGAACAGGAACATGCCCATGCGATGAGCGCGAGGGAACTCAAAGCGATTAGCCCTGTCGTCAATGATGTTCTTCACCATGTACTGCGAAACACGATCAAGGATGCGGTAGGCGTTGGTGAACTTCCACTTGTCAAGGATAGGATCCTCGGACACCAGCGCAGTACCATTGACGCGTGCGAGGAACCGCTCTTGCCTACGAATAGCGAACCCGTAAAAGTCCACCAGTCGCTTGCTGGTAGGCAGATGCGGAGCCGCCGGAAGGTCGTTAGCCTTGAACCAATCCATGCTCAATCCTTTATGTTAAGCTCTTCGAACGCCTCGAAGAGGTTGGTGTACACCATGTCATCGGACATGGGATTCAACAAGGAGTATACCCGCTTGTCATACTGGGACGCATCCCACTCGGGCTCACCAAAGAAGAACGAGCACTCCATGAAGCCAAGCGCGTCATCCGCCTTCGTAACGGCTGGATCAGGTGTCGCGTTGTACTTGTCAAAGATCGCACGCTGAATCCTGTCTTCGCACTGAAGATACTCATAAGCGCACTTGAACGCCTCCCGGTTGCCTTCCTCAGCGACGTCCATGTATACCTTGACAGCTCGTCTCACCGCCGTAACAATGTGGTTCTTCATGGGACGGATGATGTCCCCTGTGTACGCCTCCACTGCATCATGCAACAGAACAGCTCTCAGGATGTCCGGAGCGGTGATACCTATGACATGCTTGGCATACGCCAGCGTAGCCAATGAATGCTGCCCCACACTATAATGGTAGGGGGTCGCGCCGTTGAAACGGCAGATGTGCGACAAGCTGTTGGCAATGTGCGCAAGGCTCAGGTTCGGTCCAAAGATCGCGTTCTTTGGATCATGGGTAGGTAAAGCCCAAAGGTTGAGTCTTACGCGTTCAGTTGTGAAAACACCGGGATAACAAGGTTGCTGGCTCATTTGCGTCTCCTAATTGCGATTTCTAACAGCACCTGTTGCGAGATTTCAAGTGCCGCTGTCAGCATAACCTTCGCTCTGGAAGGGTTCAATGCCAACATGTTGATGAAGTTGTGTCCAGTTTTGAATATGATACTCAGTCGTTTTGGGTCATAGTCAAAGTCCTCTGGACAGTTGTCCTTGGGGCAGTCTGGCGAGAAGCATGTGCGAGCGGGACACGTCACGTGAGGAAGTTCCAAGTACGCAAGGATCACGCTCACTGGCATGTTCGTGCTGAACAACCAAAGGATCTTACGTGCTTGACCTGCTGTACGAGCCTTGGAAAGGCAGTTGGTCAGGTGGCCTTCTCGTATGCAAGCCTCCTGATACCGTCGCTTCTCAGCTCGTTTGGCGTCGCCTTCAACCTTCCCTACAAGACGTGCCATGCGTCTCCTGTCCTCTACTTCAAGGACTGCGGTTCCGGCTTTTGCAGGTGTAGTTTTGCGCTTCACGGCCTTTCGGGAAATCATAAAATGCCTCCTCAACTGATCAGGGCTTCTGGATTTTGGCCTTTGTGTGTAGTTTCACCTCCTGACGAGTTTTCGCAAAATTTCGAGGTAAGTTGTGCGATTTCAGTCGTTTACAACAAACATCCAATCCGCGACTGCTAGGTACGGCAAATGCAGTGGATTTGGTGCGGTTGCGCTGAATTGTAATTGCACCAAAAATGCACAAAAAGCAAGCATTTTCTTTCTCCTACAAGTTCAATGGGTTGCGCTGCGCAGGGATACCAATCCAGTTCTAGTCGGCTTCCCGTCAAAATTCCGATTTTGATTTGTTCAATGGTTTTGCACGCTTACTTGTTTTTTTCCGCCTTGAAAAAAATCCGCCAAATCCGCGTACAGTCAATTATTCCAGTGGGTTGCAGGTTGGAAACAGAGGGTTACATGACACTTCCGCGTGCTTCCCTCTCTGTGAGTAATTTTCAGAATCTTCACGTGAAAAAAGGATCGGTATCGCATGCGCATGAAATCCATGCGTTATGGATACCGAGTACAAAATTCCGATTTTGATTTTCCCCCCGGAAAAAGTAAAAGCTATTATATAATAGTTGGGGATCTTCAATGATTTCGAGGGGTTTACTGTTTTCCGCTGATTTTACACTGACTCGGAAAAAAGGTGGGAAAGTACATTTTTTCGAGAAGCCCTGACGGACTGAACTCTCATCTCTTCAATCCAGATCTCAAAAAACAGTGGGGTTTTTGGTCAACTCGCCACGGTTCAGATAGATTAAGCTCTGGAAAATCCTAAAGCAAATCCGGTTCTTTCGGGGATGAATCTTAAAAATCTGTCGGGGTGTTTAATCCATTGAGCCCAAACCGCGAAGGGCGGAGCCATTGACCTTCCGCCGCCCACGTCACGCCCTGTCGCCTCCCTACCATTAAAAAGGGACGCTCCGGAAGCGGCTCCTGCCCACGTCACGGGAGCATGGCGCAGTCGACTGCACCCGCCCCGCCGGGGGGTCATGCGGAGCCACAAGGCGGAGCGGCCCTTGAAGGCCAGCCGGAACCGCTTCCGCAAGTTCTACGATTGAAACGAAAAGTTGAAGCCTGAAAACTTTTTGGAAAAAGTCCCAAAAATCCGAAAAAAGTGCTTGCTTTCTGTCTCGGAATCCGGCATAGTGTCTTCAACGGGAGGGACGGTTCCACCACGGTGGAAAGGAAGGCCGCCCTTGTGTAGGTGCAGTATTGCGCCGGGGCGGAGGGCCTCCCGTCAGAAACTACCTTTTAAGGAGACGCACATGAGTCAGACTGTTGCCCCCGCTTCCCGTCGTTCTCGTCGTACCCCCGTTGAACCTGTAGCCGCTCAGGAGAGCCCCATGCCCCAGATCGTTGTTGAAGACCTGACTGCTGAATCCGTTGCCCCCGTCACCTCCGCTGAACCCGAAACGATTGCCCCGAAGCGTGAAGTTTCCGAAGCGGCGAAGGCCGCTCTGAAGGAATACCAGGAAGCTTCCAAGAAGGCGAAGGCGTTCCTCGCTGAAGTGATCCTTGGCAAGCATCCCCACCTCGTGCTCCCGAACGAAGTCCTGGAAGCGATTCGTGTTCTGGTTCCCATCCGCAATGCCAAGCAGGGCGGGCATGCTGCTCCCAGGAACGCCAAGCAACAGGTTCTGGACAAGCTCCTCGATCTGTTCATGGCGAACGACGGCAAGGTCACTCTGATGCAGGTGTTCAAGGAGTTCCGCATGGGTGAAGGCGAAATGCGCGTCCGTATGCGCAACGCGATCCACGACCGCAAGCCTGAAGAGCGCATGTGGATCACCTATGACGCGGATACCGAGACCTACACCTTGGAAGAGGTTGGCGTGAATCCGCCCGCTGGATGGACTGGCACTCTTCCCAAGAACAAGTAAATCTCCTGTCTGATCCTACCTCCCTAAAAGCCCCATGTGTGCCTGCATGGGGCTTTTCTTATGTGTAAGGACGCAAACAGCGCAAACCGTTGGAATTGTACAAGTTACTCCAAATTGCGATTCTGAGCGTCTTTTGCAGGGCAACGTAAGCCCATGCCTACCCCTGCCCCGGTTTGCCCGCCCCGTGCCGCTCCCTGCCCCGGCAAAGGGCAAATTCCTGCCCCCGGTTGCCCCCGGTTTGCCCCCGGTAGCCGCCTGGCGCGGTTCCCCGGCGGGCTCCAACAAAATGCTTGCTTTTCCGCTCGGAATGGTGCATAATGGTTTCTATGAAAGAATCCCGCGATCTTAATGCTCTCTTCTCTTGGCTCGAGAACCAGAGCAACTCATCTATAGCCGAGAACCTCTACAACCTATTGTATGAGGGCGGACTCTCCGACGCTGAGAAGGAGTACGTCTATTCGATTGCTAATCGCAAGAGAGCGACGAACTCCACGCTCAGCGATGATGATATATTGACTGATGAGTTCCTTGAGATGTATGCTGAGTATCGTTCCCTTGGCTTGTCAAGCGAAGACGCTGCAGGACTCATTGGAATTTCTTCGGAGCGGATGAAGAGCCTGTTGCTTGGAGGGAGCATTCAGGACAGGCGTCGTCACGCTGAGCTTCTCAAGATTGAACGCAGGTCGGATCTTATCCTAAAGAAGACGTGCTTGTCCACGATCGTGAGAGCGACTGAAAACGGTAATACCAAGACAGCTATGATGTTGCTTGAACGCAAGTGGCCCTCCGAATGGAGTAGCAAGGACGCTGGAGTCCAGACCAACGTGTTCGTGTCCACTGATGACTACGCTAAGAAGGCGCGTGCCGCGTCTGAACGCTTGAAGGAACTCAGGAGAATGCGTCGTGAGGAAAATTAACGATTTAATCGTTCATTGCGCTGCCACGTATGACACGATGGATATTGGCGTGAAGGAGATCCGCAAGGTTCACGTCGAGGAAAACGGCTGGAAGGACATTGGCTATCACTTCGTCATTCGTCGTGATGGAACCGTAGAGAAAGGCCGTGACGTGAGCGTTATCGGAGCCCATGTGCTCAATCACAACGCGAACTCCATTGGGATTTGTTTGGCAGGTGGCCTGAGCAAGAAGGACGGTAAGACCGTTAACTGCGTGAACTACACTCCTGAGCAGTACAAGTCGTTGTATACGCTTCTGCTTAAGCTGAAGTCCGAATATCCTCATGCAGGTCTGCATGGTCATCAGGATTACGCCAACAAGTTCTGTCCCGGATTCGATGTTCGTGAATGGTGGACAGGCTACACTGGAAAGAAATGGGAGGATGTATGAAGCCCTTGAGTACGGTCGCACGATGGTTCTATTCGTTCGTGATGTTTTTCGCACTGATTGCCTTTAACGGCATGGCGTCGGGATGCACCAAGGACGAGGTGGCGTTGAACTCCTACAAAGTCCTTGAGTCCTCCAAGGTAACGTACTACGCGGTCATGCAGAGCGCAAGCGCGATGCACCAACGTGGATCCTTGTCGGACGATAAGTACGGAGAGCTCAAAGACGCGGCTCTCATTTACGTTGACTCATATTTGATTGCAGTTTCGGCACTTGCGACCTATGCTGAGCTCAACGAGGCTGACAAGGGCCTCAACAAGGATGACAAGCGAGCCCTGCTGGAGGAGAAGGTTGATATTGTGACCAAAGGCTTCAACGAGTTCATCAAGAAGGCCATTCAGCTCGGGGTGGACGCGAAGGAGCTGAAGACGACCGCCATTGCTGACGGGAGCATGGTTCACAAGAACCTGAATGCACGGGCGTCTCCGTTCACTGATCACGTTACAAAGTCATGGATCAACCTTCCGGTAATGGGGAACTAGCATGAGCAAGCTTGACAAGAATGCAGTCCTTGAGATCCTGTTGCTGGCAATTCAGATTGGCGTTCCCGCCGTTAAGAAGTTGATCGAAGCGTGGGACAAAGACGAAATCACGCTCGAAGAAATTAAGGCTTTGGCCGATATAAAACGGCCAGACGAATTCTGAGACTTGGGGGATGGAGATGAGCAATGAACGAACCTTTTTCCGCAGACTATATCTCCATCATCAAACGTCTTGTTCCCCTTATGCTCACGGGAGGAGTTATGGCGATCATTCTCCATTCCTCCGAGATAATGAACAAGCGTCCTTGGTTCCGGGTCGTTAGTGAAGCAATCTCGATTTTCGCAATAGGTTCAGCCGCTGCGTTCGTGTCAGCATTGGCGATTCCGTACTTGCCTTACATTGACAATCTGCCTGAGACGCATCTGCTGGTGGCTGCAATGGCGGGAGTAGGCGGTCAGAAGACATTTGACTTCATCCAGAAGAAGGTCTTCAAGACATTGTATGGAATGGGCGAAGTGAAGTGGAGACGCAGTAGCAATGGAAGATAAATTACTGGAAGCTCTGAAGTGGGCGTGTCACATCACTAATATCCAAAAGATATGCGAGAACTGTTCAAACGAGGAGTTTGAGGCTTGTCAAGCCCAATGTGCCGCTGAGAACAAGATGAGCCCTTCCAGAGCGTATAACCGCAAGAAGGTTGAATGCAGATTAAGACTCGCGCTTGCCCATGTTGGATTGGATGTGCGCGATCTTTATAAATAGGCGCAAGCCACGCATCGCTCAGCGTCTCCAAGAGCGAGGTTCCCCTAGATCTATGTGTAAGTGAGGGAATCCATTTGCATGTAGGCGGGGCCTAGGGGAACCATTATGATTCACTCTCTGTTCGATTACTGTGATCGCGTTGCAGGCGAGGAGAAGCGAGCGTTTGTAGATCTGGAGTACGAGCATCGCTTATGTGAAGCACTAGAGATGTGCGTAATGGGTGAGCTTCCCAATGGGAAGAAGAACCTGATCATAAACGTCCCTCCTCGCTGTTTTAAGACGACGTTCACTTCGCAGGGCTTTGTTAGCTGGTGCCTCGCTGAGGTTGCGCCTGATTGTGAGTTTATCCTCACTTCGGCAACGGCAGGGCTGGCAACTGAGAACACAATGGCGGTTCACCGCATCCTGTCTAGCGAGTGGCACAGAGTACAGTACCCCGAAACGATAATCTCCCGCGAGTCTCGAGAGTTGCAGAACTTCTTCAAGACGACAGCGGGAGGAGCCGTTTATGGCGTCGGCTTGGGAGGCACGATTACAGGGTTTGGTGCAGGTAAGGTTCGCAAGGGTTTTGGCGGAGCGATCATCATTGACGACCCGCTCAAGGCTGACGATGCTAAGTCCCGTGTTAGACGAGAGAATTGCATCTCATACTACCTGAATACGCTCAAGTCACGACGCAATAACGCCCATAACACGCCGTTCATTCTCATCATGCAACGATTGCACGTGGACGATCTGGCGGGATGGTTGCTTAAGAACGAGCCTGACGACTGGCATTTGATTTCGTTCCCCGCCCTTAATGACAATGAGGTGCTGAACCCTATCACCCTGTCCAAGGACGATCTGGAGACGCTGAAGGTAGTTGCGCCAACGACGTTCTTTGCTCAGTACCAGCAGTCGCCTCTTATTCCGGGCGGTAACATCATCAAGCTTCCATGGTGGAACTTTTATGATCCCGCGCAGTATACGCCCAAAGGTCTTAGGTACATCACGGCGGACACGGCGTACAAAGAGCATGACGATAACGACCAATCGGTTGTGCAGTGCTGGGAAGGAACGGAGAGCGGGCTTTACTTCCTTGATTCAGTGTACGGCAGGTGGGACTTCCCTAAGCTGTTACTCAATTCCAAGCTGTTCTATAACGTGATGGACAAGCCAAGGGAATTTTGGATAGAAGACAAGGCGAGTGGGACTCCGTTGGAGCAGACGCTGAGCGATACGGGATTGCCTGCCTTTGCATGGAATCCTAACAAGTTCTCATTCCCATCGGACAAGGTGGCAAGGATGCAAGAGGCCTCGTGGTTCGTCCATGGAGGCAAGGTGTTCCTCCCCTTGGGGAATGTTCCGGTGCGGATAGACAAGGATACGGTCGTGAATGTGACTCCAGGAGCCGCCGCTCTGATGGAAGAAGCCGCCGCATTCGCTAGGGATATGTCACACGCGCATGACGACCATTGTGATGCGTTCACGATGGCTGTAAGTTTATACAAAGACGCTGGCGGAAATGTCAGTTTGTAGGTGGTAAGATGTCGCGATCTCGTTTGTCTTTGGGATTTTCCCGCCGTCCCCATAGAACCAGGACGAACAATACGCTCGTTACCGGGTCTAGCGGCGCAGGTACGACGAATGACAGGGGAGCGACTCAGGTCACGGGATTCACGTCTCTCTCCCCGTACTACAATAATAACTTTCTCGCTCGGTACCAGACGTATGTGAACCTCTATGAGACGTCATGGGAAGTGCGAAAGATCATTGACATTCCGGTGGACGACGCTATGCGAAAGCCCACCATTCGAGAAGGACTGGCTCCCGAAGATGAGCTGATGATTTCGCGGGCATGGGAAGACCTTGGTGTTGAACGTCAGTTGCGTCGTGCCATGAAGCAGGAACGCCTGCTTGGTGGTTCAGTCATCCTTGGTGTCATGCTGCTGCAAGACGGAGAAAAGCTCAGCGAGCCCCTGAATCAGCAGAACCTGATGAAGGGAGACCTTAAAGCCCTCAACGTGATCGACCTTTCCAAGCTGTCCCGCTCTCGCGTCACTTGGGATCCGTTTCAGCCCGACTACGATAGGGTGGACAGCCTCAACATTGATGGAATAGAGGTAGACGCCTCTCGAATGGTCGTGCTTGACGGCAATGCACTCTTCGGAAGGAACAGCCAACGTCTCATGCAGAACTTCAGGTACAATCCTTTGGGGTTCGGCGAGAGTAAGATTGCCCCGCTATATGACGTCCTTTGCAGGTCGTTGGGCACTCAGCAAGCGGCTTATCAGCTTGTGAACATGGCTTCGGCTATCATCCTTTCGGTTGAGAATCTGCGTAACATCAAAGCGTTGGATTCGGGTGCGGAAGGGAAACTGCAAGAAGTAGCTCGCCAGCTTTCGGTCTACAATGCCGCATTGGTGGACGGAAAGGATGTTAAGGTGGAGTCGCTCTCGGCTTCCTTTGGTTCTGTCCCTGAGCTTCTCGTCACCTATACGCAGTTCCTTGCGGCGGCGTCTGACATACCGATTACTCGGTTCTTGGGTTCGTCGGCAGGTGGCCTGAATGCGACTGGTGAAGGCGACTCGCGTAACTATTACGATATGGTCGACTCGATCATAAACAACACGCGGAAACCCGCTGAACAACGTTGTTTGGATTGGATTGGCCCGAGTGTGTTTGGCTATGAAGAATGGAAACGCAAGTCAGCCAACCTTGTTCTCTCGTATGAGCCCCTTTGGAACCTTGACGCGGTTCAGCAAGCGACTCGTGATGAGATTATTACTCGCGCTGTGGTCTCTATGTATCAGGCTGGATTTATTTCAGCCGAAACCGCAGTAAACGAGCTGAATGCTAGAGAGATCTATGCTACTAAGCTCAAGGCTGAAGAGGCGTTATTAGGCTCTGACCTTGATACTGGGGATTTGCTGGAGGGCAAGGATGCCTATTCAAGTCGCGGGTTCACCCCGGCGGGGACGACCCAACAGACCAATCCGAGCTAGTGGAGTAGGCGGCTCTGTACGGCAAGCTCGTCAGTTATACGCTGAGTTGCAGAAGCTCGTTGGGCCTATGGTTGATGATCTCATGAGCATGGTTCCATGGCTTGAGTCAAGACCCGGCCCGGCGGCAGCCGCTTATGCGCTTCAAAGCAACAAAGAGAAATGGAGACGAGTCTTAGGGCCTTCCATACGAGGCATAGCCGGACGTTGGGTTCATGCTGTTTCAGAGCGTGACAGACTGAAGCTCCAAGCGAGCTTGGCTAAAGCTCTTGGGGTGCCTTTCGTTTCCATCTTTGACAATGACGCTATAAGGGAGACCGCTGAGCTAATGGGAGCTCAAGCTGTTCACCTCATCACCACCGTTCCTGAGATCTATTACGATAAGATCCAGGAAGCCGTGATGAAGACATACCAGCAAGAGCGATTGCCTGAAGGCCGTGGTCTTATTGCTGAGATCCAAGAGCTTACGAAAATAACGTATGAGCGAGCCAAGCTGATAGCAGTAGACCAGACCAACAAAATGCACGGCATGGTCACTCAGACGCGCCAAACGTCAATCGGAATAGAAGAGTACTACTGGCAAACGGCAAGGGATCAGCGAGTCGTTGGCGACCCTACTGGTCTGTATCCGAAGCCGACCAAACTGCATGGAAATCATTACATTCGTCAGGGCAAGATTTTTCGTTGGGACGAGCCGCCAGACGATGGACATCCGGGCTGGCCTATCCGGTGCAGGTGCCATGCCAATCCCAAAATTGACTATAGCAAGTTGAAGCTGCAATAAATGAGGCTAACGTCATGCGGTATTCTAACAGATATAAGTTCCAGAACTGGAGAATCGACTCCGACGGCATGCTTAGGGTTACGGCCAGAGTTTTGGCTGATGGGGTATTTCCCTATCTTAAAGCCGAATCGCCTGATGATGCCAAGGAGAACGCTGAAGGGCTCGTGGGGCAGTACATCCCTGTAAAAGAGTTTACTGATGAAGCTCTCCAGTCATTGGAAGGCAAGCCTGTTATCGTCGAAGATCATGTGTGGAGAACACCTGAGAACACGACTAAAGACGGGCTTACCGTTGGTTCGGTAGCAGGGACTCCCCGAGTCGAAGGCGGCTACGTTGTCACTGACCTTCTCATCACCGACAAGGAAGCGATTGAGAAGATCAAGAGCGGCGATTTGGTTGAAATTTCGTCTGCCTACGACGGGGATTGTTATTCCAAGGAAGGTGTTTACAAGGGCAAGCCTTTTGGGGCAGTCCAGACCAATCTGAGGTTTAACCATGTTCTCTTGCTCCCTGAAGGTGCAGGTCGGTGCGGACCAAACGTCCGTATTGTTAATCATAAACAAACAAAGGAGAAGGGAATGAAAGTCCTTCAGAGACAGTACGGAAACCGTCGTGTCGACTACAAGTTCAATAACGAGGACGACGCGGCCGAAGCTGAAAAGATGGTTGAAGATCAGAAGACCTTCAACGCCGATGCGCTCGCGGAAGCGGTGGAAAAAGCCCAAAGCATCAAGGCTCAGTTGGACGACCTCCAGAGCCAGTACGATGCGGCAATGGCGACCATCGAGGAGCAGAAGGCCACTATCGACGACCTTATGAGCGCGGAAACCCAGGAAGCTATGGCGCAGGAAGCCGCCGCTCAGACTGAAGCCGAAGACGCCATTCTCGACGACGCTATCGAAAATGAAGTGATCGAAGAGAAGGAAAAGGAAGAAGTCAAGAACGAGTGCGCCAAGGCGAAGACCTTTGCCAACCGTCGCAAGATCATCGTTCAGAACGCCATGAGTGTCCCTGCCGAAGATCTCTCCAAGTGGACTCAGGACGCCATTGACGGCGCGTTCGAATCCCTTGCTCGTCAGGCTGAAATCCGGCAGAAGCGCGCCAATAAGCGTGTCATGGGCGGGGCTTCCGCTCAGATCAACAACAGCAAAGCGCAGGGCTCTCTGGACAGAATTCTCCGTCCCATGCGCCTCAACAATGCTCGTCGCAAGAGCGAGAAGGAGTAAGCAATGGTTTACACTCCTCAGAGGGGCTTCGCTCAGTTCCAGTATTTTGATCAGCAAGCGACTGCTCTCGCGGGCATGCTCGCCAACGCCTCGGACATCAATCTGGTTGACAGCGCGTTTGTCGGCCCTGTGGACGCCACCGTCGGTCTTACGGCTGGCATCGGCGTCATGGTGAATCCTACCGTTCGCAGCAACCGTCCCGGCCTCAACTATGACATCGTGATGCCTCCGGACAGCGCCGCTACCGACGAGTCCTTCGCGGGCATCGTGGTTCGCAACCAGTTCATGCGCACCAACTCCAACGGCGAAGCATGCTACTTCTTTGAAGACATGGCGAACTACGCTCGTCGTGACCGCGCCGGGGCTCGTATTTGGGTTCAGCTTGCGCAGGGTTCCACCGTGTTTGGTGGCCCGGTATACTGGATCGTTCGCGATACCAAAAATGCTGGCCTGAAAATTGGCGCGTTCTCTGCCGCTCCCATCACTGGCACGGCTACGCCTACCCCCGGCTCCCTGAACGGCGGCACCCTGTCTGTGAATGACGTTAAGGCCGTCACCAACGGTGGCTTTGACATCACTGTTGCCAGCACGCTCCACAAGGTTGCGGCTCTGGACTTCAGCTTGGTCAATACCGTGAGCGACGTTGCTACCATTCTTCAGGCCGCTATCACCACGGCTTCTGTGCCTGTCACCGTCAAAGCGGTCGGCAACGGCGTTGTGCTCACCACGACCGCCACTGGCGCGTCTGCCACTATCACGTTCGCGTCTGCTCCTACGACTGCGGGTACCACGGACGCTTCGGCTATCCTTGGTCTCACTTCCGCCGCCGGAGCCACTGTTACGGCGGGCTCGGCTGGCACCAGCGAAGACACTGTGCTTCTTACCGGAGCGCGTTTCCTCGGGACGTTCACCGCAGGAGAAGCTCCCTGCAACAACATCGCTCTCGTTGAGCTTCTCTAAGGAGATGAAGAATGAGCCTGAAAAGATTCAATAACGCTGCTCCTACCAGCGGCGCGGCGTGTAACGTCACTGCCGCCGATATTGCGTTTGAGCTTACCACCCAACTGGACAGCCAGTTCTATGACGTCCTGTATCCTGACCGTGAATGGTACAACATCGTTCTCGAAGAGCAGATCTACAGCGACATCAATCCCGGCGCAACGTCCTATGCCTACATGAGCCGCAACCGCCACGGCGCGGCGGCCTTTATCGGCCACGGCCCGAACAACGACATCCCGATGGTCGGTCAGTCCATGGGTGCCGTTCAGGTGCCTATCGCCTATGCCGCTGTTGGCGCGGAAGTTACCAACGAAGATGCCCGCCAGTACAGCTTCGGCGTGAACGGCAATCTGGCTCAGGATCTTGGTGGTGCCATGCGCGAAGCGTGTGACAACCTGATGGAACTGAGCATCATCTTCGGTACTCCCGACCTTGGCTTCAACGGCTGGATAAACTATCCCGGCCTGACGGTCATGACTCCGGAAGCTTCTTCCGCTGTCCCGGCCTCTACTAAATGGGAAGACAAGAACGGCGTTGAAATCGTTCGCGATATCAACTCTGCCCTGAACTTCTTGTGGCAGAACAGCCGCACGATCTTCAAGCCGACCACCATCTTCCTTCCCCTGAAGCAGTTCGCCCAGATCACCAACATGCCTATGGTTATCGGCGCGACGAGCTCCTCCAGCGGCACTGGCATCGCCGTCAACGTGATCGACTACGTTGTTACCAACAACGTTATGTATCGCGTGACCGGGCGGGAATTGGAAATCATTCCCTCTCGTTACCTTGAAGGCGCGGGCGCGGGCGGTTCTGACCGCATGGTCATCATGGATCGCCGCAAGGAAAACCAGATCCTGCCCTTCCCCCTGCCGTATCAGCTCAGCGAGCCCCAGCCGAAGCCTCTCGCTGTTGCATGGTACGCCGAAAACAAATTCGGCTCCTACCATGTTCGTCAGCAGGGCTCCATGGCTTACGTGGACGGCATCTAAACCATCAAGGGCTCCTAGGTGACTAGGAGCCCTTCTCCAAAGGAGACGCAATGATTATCGGCAATCGCTCTGAAACCCCTCGTACCATCTGCATCCGAGAAAGGCACTACCTGATCCCGCCTATGGGTTTTGTGACCCTTCCGGATGATAACAGCACGACCGAAGCTCTTGAAGCCCTCAAGAAGGTTGAAACCGTCAAGAAGCTGATGGACATGGGCGTGTTGGTGTTTGGGGAAAAGGTAAATCCTTATGCGGCACCTGCCAAGGTGAAAGGGCCTCAGCCCCCTGCTGAACTGCTCGCCGAACCCCAGAACGAAAAGGTTTCCAGAGGGAAGCCTAGAAAGACCAAGGAAACAATGCAGGTGTGACCATGAACTGTTCTAAGAAGCCTATCCCAATGGACGGGATGGTAACATGCGTTGACGGTGAGTTGACGTTCGTAGACGAAAAGTTCTTGGAGTTCTATCCGGAGTTTTCTCGTGTTCCGTCCATGTCAGTCAATACGTCGGGTACAACGAGTGTAGCTATTTTGCGTGAATGTTCGTTCGGCCCTATGTTCCAGTTGGCTGTAGGACTTCTTACAGCGCATCGATTGGCTACCTTGTATGACCTTGGTGAGGCGTATACCGAGGGAGGGATGAAGGATCAAAGCTCCTCTGAAGTGGGAACTAACATCTCAGCCGACACGGGTTCTCTCTCCCAAGGTTCCGCTCCTCTGTCGTTGGTGATGGGAGACGATCCTTTCACCGTCGACTTAGCGGGAACCAAATACGGACTCCAATTGCTCGCGCTCATCAGCACTTGGATACCAGCCGCTGATATTGTTGGCGGCAGACCAATTGGTCGCTTCTTGTACTCATTGCAATGGCCTCCTGTGAACGCAGGGTACTGATATGAAAACAAGCCTGAAGTTGAAACGACAGCCTGTCCAGACCATGGAAGCCCTCCGTAAGATCAAGTCTGCGTTAAAGTACGCGGACAAGAAGGAGGTTGCAGTTGGCTATCCCGTAGACGCTTCGGGACTTGGGGTTCCTGAACCCAACTATGACGATGAAGCCTCGATCATTGAAGTCGCGTTGAAGAACAACTACGGGTTAGGTGTTCCCAGACGTGCATTCATGGACTTGGCTTCTCAATACATGAAAAAGACGTACAAAGAAGTAATGGAAGAGTTAGGGCCTAAACTTCTGAGCGGAGACGCGACGTTGGAAAAGGTTCTAGAGGTTGCCGGACTAGCCGCCGCTGAAGACGTACGAAAGGCCATTACGGAAGGCGAATGGCAACCTAACTCCAAGGCCACCATTGAGAGGAAGGGATCTGACGTTCCTCTCATCGACACGATGACGATGCATAATAGAGCAACTCACATGGTGAGGGATAAGTCATGACAGCGATACCTATGAATTTCGACAAGGTCACGCGAGCTTTCTCCAAAGTTGTTCAGGTTGTTCATTGTGTCGGAAAACACGTGGACGGGGTATGGGAAGAAGAGCAGATTGGAGAGCCCGAACCGCTGAGGGCAATCGTGTTAGCCCTTACTATAGAGCAGCTTGAATTCTATTCCGACGGAAACTCCTCGTCTGGCGGTATCTCCGTTACAACGGACAAGGAGCTGTTCTATTCTGATGTAAACGAGGAAGGACTGGAACACCGTCAAGATTACGTGCTGTACAAGGGGTTCAAGTTCAAGGTCAGGGGAACAGGGTTCATGATGGGGAATACCAATAAGCATATCTACCACTGCGTAAGGTACTTCACATGAGCGATGTTATTCAACTCACTCCTCAAATGGTCAATGTCCTTCTTAAGGACTACTTTGACTCGTTCTTTGGATGGGATCCTGAACCCAACAGAGTTCTTGTTGAAACTCAGGCAGGAACGAGACCGCCAAAGGGATTGTACATCACCTTGTGGTGGAGAAATATCGAGGTCATGCGTCAGGATCCAGGAGGAACATTCTCATGTTCTCCTGATACTGGCCCGATTGAGAGCCTGATAAACCTTTCCCTGTGCGAAGTGCAGGTGACTTTTAGAGGGCCTAGCGCACTTGAAAGTGCGGTAAACGCTCGCTTGTCATTGGGCTCTTCAGCAAGGGCTTTTGATCTATGGAAGCTTCTTGGCTATTCGGGTACGAGTGGAATACAAGATCTTAGCGCCTATTACAATGGCGCAATTCAGCCTAGAAGCTACTTCAACTTTTATTTTTATGCCCTCTTCAACAGAGAGTATCCAGCAGACTACTTCGATAAATCGAAGTGGAATGTTAACGGCATTGAAATCACAATCCCTGGAGAGAAGCCGGTATGCCCGTAGTCAGTTGCGCTAAGACGAGTTTGCCTCGTTCCCTTGACGTTCCTGTGTCCCTGTCTCGTTCTGTCGCCGAAACTGCGACGGATATGACCATGATGTGCTTTGTTACTCCCGGTGTGGCTTTCCCTCCCGGCAATGACAGAGTGCAGTTCTTTTCCACCTTTGACGCTGTGCAAGGCGCGGTTCCTGAGAACTCTGAGGCCATATTCGCGGCTCAGGCGTTCTTCAACCGTTCCGACCGTCCTCAGACCATGTGCATCGGTCGCGTGTTTACAGCTCCGACCAACGGCGCTCTTGTGTCTGGTTCCATTACGCTGAGCAATCTTGCCAACGTTCAGAACGGTGGTTTCACTATCAGCGTGGGCGACACCTCCTACACTGTCGCTAACCTGACCTTTGGCCTGAACCCGACAATGGCTGACGTGACCCGTCAGTTGAATGCTCAGATGTCGGCTTTTGCTAACACTGTTGCCAACGCTGACGGAAAAAGTGTTACCATCACCACCAAAACCGTTGGTGATGGTTCTGACATAAGCTACGCTGGAACTCCCACTGAGTTCACTGATGTGAGCCCGCTTCTCAAGCTCACTTCCGCTACGGGAGCGTCCATTGCGGAAGGACAGGCTTCCACTCCTGCTAAGCTCACCTCTGGTGAGATCGCCTTGGCAGATTTGTACAACGTAACAGACGGAGCCATGACCCTCGTCATGAACGGGGCAACGGTTAACCTGTATGGCCTCAACTTCGCCACCTATGGGAGCAGTCTGACTCTCAATGAAGTGGTTCAGATCCTTACGGCGGCTATCGGTTCTAGCGGCCTTGTGGAGACAAGCGGTCAGTCTATTGTTATTTCCACAAGTCAGCAAGGCGCAGACGTGACAATTGGCTACGCGTCTTTTGCTTCGTCTATCACCGACCTGTCCTCAATTCTGGCTCTTACCCAGAGCACGGCGGCTTCTCGTATCGATGGTTACACTCCGGGCGGCCTCGTTTCTGAAGTGGCTCTCATTCAGACCGCCGCTCGTTGCGCGGGTCGCAGCGTGTTCGCATGGACGTTGGATCGGCAGTATCGTGATACGCAGGATCAGAAGGATTTCGCTGACTGGGCAGAAGCTCAGGATCAGGCGTACTTCTCTGCCTGCACCAACAGCGTTCAGGCGTACAATACTGCGGACACGACCAACATCGGGTTCTATGCCCACAACAAGGGGTACATCAAGACCTCGGTTATGTACCATAACAATCCGCAGGTGTATCCGGACGTGTCCTACGCGGCCTTGGCTCTGTCGGTCAATTACGCGCTGGAGAACTCCACGTTGACCATGAAGTTCAAGCAGCTCACCGGGATTGAAACTGTTCCGCTCACGGAAACTCAGCTTTCTTCCCTTAAGGCTCGCCGCATCAACACTTACGTGTCCATGGGCAACTCTTCCTCTGTCGTGCGTGAAGGCGTACAGTCGGCTGATTCGTGGTTCACGGACAGCCATGTGAACCTCTCCAACTACAAGGAAGAGCTTCAGGTTGAAGTGTTCAACGTGTTCATGCGCAACAAGAAGGTGAAGTACACCTCCGCCGGACAGGATCTTCTTGTTTCTGCCGCAGCGAAGATCAATAACCGTTACATTCGCAATGGCACTTTCGCTGATCGTGAAGAGGAAACGACCGATAACGAAACGGGTTACACGACCCTTCCGGCATGCACGATTACTCCGGCTCCGATCTACAGCGCAACGACTTCAGAGCGGGCAAATCGTGTTGCTCCCCCTATCGCTATTGTGGCGTATGAGGCCGGAGCCTTCCACTCCGTCGCCATTGACGTCACTGTTTACAACTAAGGAGAAGCAGGAATGCGTACCATTTATAATCAGGCTTCCACGAGTATCGTCGTGGACGGCAACCAGATCTACGACCTGTTTGAAGGTGCTACCATTACGTACACCTTTGACGGCGGCGAAGTTGCCAAAACGCAAGGCACTGACGGCGCGGGCATCAACATTGCCACCAATCAGGGCTCTACCCTTCAGTTCACACTGAAGGAAACTTCCCGCTCCATTGCCTTCCTGAACAACCTGCGCTTGCGGCAGGAGAACGGCGGCCTTGGTGTGACCGTTGTGGCCAGAACCGGAGCCAACATCCTGCTTACCATGACCAACGCCTATATCAGCCGTCCCGGTCAGCTTGCCACTGGCGACAAGCAGATGGCCGGATTGCAGTTCACCCTGACCACGGCTGAAGACGACATCACCAACCTGACTGTGGAGGGGTAAATGAGAGACCTCAAGTCGGGAATGGGTGAGTTCAAGGTGAACGGTAGAACGTATAAGTTCGACCTCCTGCCTCCCATGGAAGCAATTGACTTTGGGAGCCGTGTTCTTAAGGCCGCTGGCGGAGCCCTCGTCTCTATTTGCGGTGAAGGTGAAGTGCACTACGACGCCATTGCTAAGGCTCTCAGCGTCGTTGAAGCGTCGGAACTCAGTGCGCTCATGAAGGAAGCCCTCAAGCGTTCGTATACGCCTGAGCAGGAGCCCCTCAGCAACGAAGCTGTGTTCCATTCTTGGTTCAATCAAAACCCTCAAGACCTCTTTGTTGCGGGAGCGTTGGCTGTCTTTGAACAGGTGAGGGATTTTTTTCCCTCTGGGCTGAGTACAGCCGTACGAAACTCCACCCCGCAACGGTAGGTATAAGCGTCCCAGTACCTGACTCCCATCAGGACGTGATCCTAGTCAATCGGCTCCTTAGACATGGTCTTTGCACCTATAAGGAGCTCATTGACGGGACGCTGTCGTTGAAAGACGTTGTATTCTTGATGAAGTGTGCAGACTGGGAAGATTACGCCACGAGCTACGTAAGAGTAATGCAGGAAGGTTAGTATGGCTGTTGTAGACGAACTAGTCACAGTACTGAGTACTGTTCTCGGTGACGGAAGCGAGAAGGCAGTAGACACCTATAAAAAGGGTCTTGATGGCGTTGTTGCGACTGTCAAAGAGGCGACAAAGCGATTCGCAATGGCGGCTACTGGCCTTACTGCATTCGTAGCCGGGGCAGTCAACAGCGCGGCATCCATCCAGAAGGTATCTGAAACCACTGGCGTCAGCACTGACGCCCTCCAGGAATGGGCTTATGCTGCAAAGAGCGTAGGCGTCTCCGCGAGTGCCGTTGAAAGCGACCTCGCTAAGATGCAGAAGCAAGCCATGTGGACGGGTCGCTCGCTTGAATCGTGGGCTGATACGTTCAAGGGCATGAGTGTTCCCCAGGCGAATATGTGGGGTGAGGCCATTGGCATCTCGCCTGACACTGTTCGCCTCTTGCGTGAAGGCCGTGAAGGTATCGCGGCCTTGCGCAAGGAAGCCCATAGTGTGGGCGCAGTTATTTCTCCGGAAGACCTAAAGCGGGCGGCTCAGCTAAAGACAAGCGTTATGTCCCTCACGACTCAATTGCGAGCGTTTGGGACTACTATCGCTATCGGAACGCTTCCTATGATTGACAAACTGGTCACTTCCTTCAAGGAGTGGCTAAACGTCAACAAGGAATGGGTCGCAAGCAACATCACCAAGTTCCTTGAGAACCTTGGAAGGGTCTTCAGTGAGCTCTGGGAAGACGGCAAGAAGCTCGTTGATTGGTTCAAGGAAACTCTCGGGCCTATTGGAGACTTCGGCAAGAAGTTGTGGGAGGCAACCGACTGGGCAAAGCTCCTTAAGGGTGCGCTAGTCCTGCTGGTGGCCTATTTTGCCCCCGCAATAGCCGCTTTTGGTTTAGCCGTAGGCGCAGTCATTGCCCTCAGTGCGGCCTTTGAAGACTTCATTGCCTTCTTGGAGGGCAAAGACTCCATCATTGGTCGTCTGGTAGACAGCTTTCAAGAAAAGTTCCCTAACTTGGCTAACCTGCTCAAGAACGTCGTAGTTGTGGCGTTTGAGTTGGTTACTAAGACCGCTGGAATTATGTGGGAACTGCTCAAGAACATTGCCAAGGGCATCGGCGGAGTCGTTGAAACCATCATTACCGGAGTAGACAAGGCCATTGGAGCCGCGAGGCAGTTGTTTGGACTTGAAGACCTGAATGAAGACAAGGATCAAGGGCCTCCTCCTACTCGCCAATACAATTGGGACGGACAGCAACGCAACTACAATCCGTATGCCAAGCCCCAAGAAGGCGAGGAACAACCACAAGACCAGACTCGTCGCAACTATAATCCGTATAAGCAGACGGAACCGACTAAACGCAACTATAATTCTTACGGGGAAGTCAAGCGTCCTGTAGAGCGCAAACCAGAATCTCCCAAAAAGGAAGAAAAACCCGCATGGTGGGATACGCCTCAGCGCAACTACAATCCTTATGCGAAGTCGGCATCCTCTTCCGCTCCTAAGAACGTAAGTGCAAGGGTTCAGTTGGAAGAGGCGGGTAAGGAGTTGGCAAGAAATTCCACCGCTATGCAGCAGTCTTCCCCTTCTGATAAGGGGCCTGTTATCGTTCCTAAGACTGAGACTCGTCCTAGCGTCACAAACCGCAATCAAACGAATCAGTCTAACCTGAACGCCAACGTGAAAATTGAGGTAAGAGATCCTTCCGAGATCGGCCCTGCGCTCAAGAGCCTTGAAACAGCGTACCCTGATGCGCAGATTAACACTCCAGGAACCTATGGACCAAGCGTAGGATAGCATGCTAGCAGACAACTATGAAGCCACTACCGTCTTCACCAACGAAGACACCGGGATTGTAAGACAAGGCTCTGTGGTGGCTGGCGTTTCTGTGTCTGTAAAAGAGGCGGAAAGTCACAGCTTCACCTCTCAAATGACCGATATACCCTTGGAATCAGGGGCGGTCGTGTCAGATCACGTTATCCTGCAGCCTGAACAGTTGTCCGTGTCCATTGCAATGACCAATACTAGTGAAAACGGTGATAACTTTTCAGCTTTCAACCAATTCTACGAAATGTTGAACAGCCGCGAGCCTGTGGAAGTTATCACCGAACACTGGATCTACACTAACATGGTGTTGATTTCGTTCACGCCTAACCACACGGCACCATTCAGACAAGCGTATACCGCTGAATGCGTCTTCAAGAAAGCCAACATGGTCACGTTGAACGTAGTCGGCAAGTCTCCTACCAAGTTAAAAGGCGGAGCAAAGAAGACTGGAAGCGGCACAGTCAACGCCGGAACAGTGGAATCAGGCAACGCAAGCGACGCCGATAAGTCACAAGCCGCTGTTTGGTACGATACGATCAAGAAGGGGTAGCGGATGCCTGTAATCGAACTGCCTTTGACCTCAGACGGCGAAAGAAAGTTCACAACTGAAATTGCAGGGGTGAGCTACCTCTTTCGTACTACTTACGTGATGGGTCAGCAGAATCATTGGGTTTTGGACATATTTGACGCAAATGAGAACCCGTTGGTTTACGGAATCAACATCGTGACGGGATCTCTCAACCTGCTCAAGGGCTACGGGAATGTGTTTGATGGAATCCACCTGTTAGCCGTTCCCATTTACAACGAGGATCCCTCTGGCCCTGAAGCGTTGGGTACGGTCCTGAAGGTTCTTTGGTACACAGAAGGTGAGGATTTTCCTTACAACCTTGGGGATCCCTTGCTTGACATTGATCTCCTATTAAACCTCTTCGAGTAATCTAATGGCTGACAGCGAAAACAGACCTTGGCTACGTAAAGTCCTTGTTACGTTAGGGCCTCTCGCTGAATGGCAAAACAAATCAGCGGGATCCACTGTTCAGTTTGCCAGTGACGGCACCATGAACGGTCTTCGCGTATCCGCTAATATACAGAAGACCCTGATGGGGCTTCCTTCTCCTTCTACCATCAAGGTATACAACCTTTCGGATGACACAAGGAACGCAGTAAAGAAAGGACTCACCAAGCTGACTTTGCAAGCCGGTTGGGAAAACACCAACATGGCTACCATCTACAAAGGCTCTATCATGAACGTCCAGAGTGAGCGAGCAGGGGCTGACATTATCACGTCATTCCTTGTTCTTCCTGGATTTGGAGCCTTGGCTATGGGAGCTTCTAGCGTTACTTTTGGCCCTGGAACTTCCATTTCAGCCGCCGCTGGTCAGCTTGGCAAGGACCTCCCCGGAATCACAGTGAACCCTGAGAGCTTCCAAGGCGTAGAGGGGAACATTGGAGGAAAGGGCTGGAGCTACGCGGGATCTACCAAAGACGGTCTTAATCGTTTGGCAGAAGAATACGGCTTTTCTTGGTCAGTTCAGGAAGGCACCCTCAAGTGCATGGGAGACAAATTCATGCTCGGCTCCTCAGTGGAGCTCAACGGAGACAATGGCGGTCTGATTAATATCTCTCCAATCCTATCAGGGCCTCTTCAATGGACTACCGGGGTTAAGATCAAGGCGTTGTACGTGCCGGGTATCACAGTAGGCTCCTCTGTGAAGGTGTCCAGCAAGTTGAACAAAAGCCTCTCGGGAACGTATCGCGTTCATACCATTGGAATTGACTTGGATACGTACTCCTCCAACTGGACGATGGACATTGAAAGCTACAAGCTAGGCGTTAAGGTGAAGTGATGGCTGACTACTCAAAGACCTCTCCTAACGAGTCCCAGCGTCTGGTTATTCAGCGCATGTTGGATTCCATGGACATAGCCAAACCTTGCATCATCAAAGAGGTCAAGCCGGGCCCTCCATTGAAGGTCACGGTTCAGCCCACTGAACGCATGAAGATCACCATTGGGCAAGAGACCAAGTACATGGCTCTTCCTGAGATCAACGACGTTCCTGTCATTCTTCCTTGCGCTCAAACTGCTGGATTCCTGCTCACGTTGCCGTTGAAGCCGGGAGACACTGGTCTGCTCATAGTGGCTGATAAGGACATAACGAATTTCGTTGCCTCCGGGAACATTAACGATCCTCCTGTTGGTTCTGACCCTGACGTGTCCAATGTAAGGAAGAGGTCGCTCACTGACGTAATCTTCATTCCCGGTCTTTCCAGCGATCAGGTTGCTATTCAAAGTTACAGCACTGAGAACATTGAGCTAAGGGACTTGACCCGCACGTCCTACATCAGCTTAGGGCCTGATGGTATCACGATGACAGACGGACAGGCGGTCTATTCGATGAAAGGTGGATCCGTAACAACTACGGCTCCAGGTACAGTTGCCACCCAAGCCGATGGAGCAATATCCATGAACACAAGCTCCACCTGCACCATTTCAAGCTCCAACATGGAGCTCAGCGGATCGGGCAACACGATTCAGGGAAACATTACTCAGCGGGACGGCACGTTCACTGACGGCAACGGCAAGAACTCGTCCTCTCACAGACACACTGGCGTTGAATCTGGCTCTGATACGTCAGGGCCTGTCGCATAAGGATCGCTATATGTCATGGGACTTCCGACTTAATGAAAATTGGGATCTATCGCCTGGCGAAGTGACCGGGTCTGACGAGATCATGCAAAGGCTCAAGCTGAGGCTCCTTCGCGAGTTGGGAGAATGGTTCCTAGACACAACGGCGGGGCTCCCTTGGTATCAGGATGGTCATGGCATGTTGGGAGCCAAAATGTCCCAGCAGAACAACGTCCTCTTGCTCATTCGTCGTTGCGTTATGGGCACTGAAGGCGTAAAGGCCATTGAAAAGCTCACCACCAGATACATACTGGGTAACAGAACTTTCTCCGTATACATCCGGGTGATCCTTACAGATCGCACTGTGAGAGAGCTTACTTTGCCCGTCACCGCTTCAACCTTTGCAGCGTAGGATCAATTATGGCTAACTTTGAATACGGAATGCTTCCCCAAGGGTTCGTTCCTAAGCGTCTTGTTGACATCAACAACGACATGCTGGAACGGGTTGAGGCCATTCAAGACCCGAAGACAGGTGAGTTCCCTTTCGCCAATGCGTCTGGTGATACAATTCTTACTCAACTTGTAGGTATCTTTTCCAACGCTTTGTCTGAGTGCTGGGAAGCGGCCTATGACGCCAGCATACAATTCAACCCGTTGTACAATACCGGGGCAGGTCAGAGCGGCACTGTTCAGTTGAACGGCATCGTGCGCAAGCCGGGAAGCGAAACGATTATCATTTGCACCTGCTCTGGTGCTGCTGGAACGCTAATTACTCAAGGTTCACTCATTGGAGACCGACAGGGCACGAACAGCTATCAGGCTATGGCTAATTATATCATTGGAACCAACGGAACCGTTGAAGGACGATTCCAATGTACGACAAAGGGTGCGATTGACCCTGCTGTTGGTTCTATCAATACGATACAAACCGCTACGGCGGGATGGCACAGCGTATCAAACACGTCCACCAGTTCAGTCGGTACGCCTGAGGAAACTGACGATGAGCTCAGGAAGCGTCAGCAGTTGTCCACCAGCCTTACCAGCTATCGTCAGATTGAGGCCATTTACTCGGCAATCATTGCCGTAGACGGTGTTACCTATTGCCGGGTCTACCAGAATGCCATTACCAACCCCGCGGACTCCAGAGGTATTCCTTACAAGGAAATTTCACCTGTAGTAGTTGGCGGAGAACCAGAGGATATTGCCAATGCCATGTTCTTGCGCATGCCTGTAACGATCCAAGGTTACGGCAACACCCTTGTGACTTTGAGGGACAGACAGAACCAGCCTTACAACATCAGGTTCATGCGTCCTACAATGGTTCCCATTTTCGTGGATATCACCATCCGTGTCACCGATTCTGCAGTCTTCCCAAGCAACTACGCCGAATTGATCAAGCAGAGCATTGTTGATTACTCTGTTTATGATATCATGGCAAATACAGGCTTCCCTCCCGGCGAGCCTGTTATCAGAACAAGGCTCTTTACACCTATTAACGATGCGTGCAACGGTTTCTCGATCGTGAACATGACCATTGGAACGTCAGCAGAAGCTCAAGGCAAGGTGGACATTCCAATCGATTGGAACGAGGCGTCCGAATTCACGGTTGATAATATCACCGTAACCTTGGTGGACTAGCATATGGCTGCAACTGAAAAGCTAAACGTAGACTTCTCCAAGGAGCGAATCGACCTTGTAACGCAGGGGACTGGACTGGCATTGTCTCAGTTCAGTAACTCTTGCATGCTAGGTCAGTTCTTCGCGGCCTTCCTTGAAGAGTCTCAAGAACTGTTCGACAGTATCCTTGCGATGGAAGAAGGTCGCACGTTGTATGCCGCTAAGGGAAGTAACCTTGATGCCTTGGGTCGCATAGTAGGGGAGCCAAGAACAGCTTTTCAGTACAGTGACCTTAGCTACATGTGGGCTGACAGAAGTGCACAAGGCGTAGACAAGATTGAAGTTTGGGTCACGAATGCGACCTTGTCTAGCAAGGTAATTCCCAATGACGCCATGTACCGACTTCGTATCCTTGGGAAGATCCTTAAAAACTTCGCTATAGCGGCGTCAGTTCCTGAACTGTTGAACCTGATCTCTAACCTGTACGGTTATGACGTCAGCTTCATAAAGAAAGGCCCATTCACTATTGACTTAATGGTTCCGGGAACGATCAGTACGACGGTGTATTCTGCACTCACTCGGTTCTTTGATGACCTCATGGTGGAGCGTAACTGTTATGTAAGCTATCCAGCCACCTTGTCTATTGAAGATGTGATATTTGCTCCCAAGAACTACTTCTGCGCTGACCGTATGGGAGGTCAGCAATGCGATGCAGGTAGGACTGGCATTGTTACCCACAAACCTATCCCGGGGAATTAAATATGGCAAACCAAGACAGAGTCAATTTCGTTTGGGCGGAATCTGCGCTCACGACTATTCCTCCTATTCCGGTATCCGAGGTCGCGTATAGAGACACTACGCAGACCCCTGAACAAATGGAGGTTGGTCAGCAGTATGACACAATCTACAACTCCGCCCGACACAACCAGTTGCTGTTTCTTCTTACCTCAGTCGCAAAGACCTTGTGCGAGAACGGCATAATGCCTTTTCTTGCTGGTCAGGAATACTCACAGTATGCTCGTTGTATTTTTACGGACGGCAAGTTGTATACAGCTTCTCGTGCTATCCTAGCTAATGAACAGCCGTATCCCACACCTGGAGATGACTCTGGTGTGTGGATAGCGGAAGAAACAAGTGAGAACCTTGTTCCAAATTCGCGGCGGGTCATCGCCGGAACGGGGCTCACTGGCGGCGGCCCGCTGTCCAGTGACGTTACACTCTCCGCGAAGCTCGACGGGAAGACCACGCAGGCTGCTGCGGACGGCGCGATCACCGTGAAAGACGTGGCGATTGGTGGGAACCTTGAGGATCTTGCGAGCAAGAGAGGGCAGATTGGTACGCCGCCTATCAAAAGCTTTATGAAGACGTCGGCTGATGACGCCGCGACGCTTAACCTGAATGACGATAAATGGTGGGTCAATGGCGAGTATTCCTTATACCTGCGCGGTGAGGTTTTTTCATTTACCCCTGAGGTGAATAACACGCCTTTGAAGGTGAGTAACAATTACTCCGCGCGGCTGAGGGTTGCGAATCTTTATTCTACTGGCAATGGGATACAGGAATTTTCTATCGTCATTGGTGGTAAAGTCGTCAGGATGTATTATAGAACGCGTTTCTTTAACTCGGATAATACGGTTTCTTACTATCCGTGGTGTGAGGCGATTCTCACGAGCAACTTGGGTGATGGTCTCCGTATCACTAACGGCATCATCTCCGTGCCCGAGTATGAGGGCGCGACGGCATCGACCGCCGGGACAAGCGGCCTTGTGCCGCCCGCAGCCGCCGGGCAACAAAACCATCTACTCACTGGCGGGGG